TTTGTTAATTTTTGTTAATTTTTGTTAATTTTTGTTAATTTTTGTTAATTTTTGTTAATTTTTGTTAATTTTTGTTAATTTTTGTTAATTTTTGTTAATTTTTGTTAATTTTTGTAATATTCAAGTTCATTTGAATAAATTTCGTGTATAATACTCCTCTTAATTTTTTTATTACGAATAATAATTCTTAAAGGCAAATATTCCTTATATCTTTTAATAAAATTTTTAGATAATTTCTGATAGGTACCTATAGATTGAAAATGAAAATCTCTATCAAAATCATCAAAATTTGATATTATCTTTTCGATTAACGTTTCGGATAATTTTTGATATCGTAAAAGAGAACTTACATCTAAATGACCAAGATATGATTCTATAAAATCATCTGATAATTCTGTATATCTGCATATATTAATCCACGATACCCAATTGAATTTATGGATAAAATATATCAATATATTTTCGTGAATACCGTGTTTTGTAAACTCTTCCCATATAAGATTCTCACCAAATTCCCGTATAAAATCATAACTAATCACTTCTTTATTAAAAGATAAATTATACCAATTGATATTATCTATATAACGTTTTATAAAATTAATATCAACCTTTTGATATTCCCATATATTATCCCAATCTATTGATGATAATTGTCCTAAATCATTTTGACTATCTACAATAGAATATAATATATCCAATGGTAATACTTGTTTTGCTATCAATGAACCATGTGATACTTTAAGATAAATATGTCTAATTAAATCTTCTGAAAATGTTTGATATACACAAATCATATCTAAATCAATATTGTCTGGGATCCATTTTATAACATCTTCCGGTATAGTAGTATTGTTTTCTCTATTGTATAACATAATATTACTCCAATCTACTAAATATCTATATTTTTTAAATGTCTCTATCGTTTTAGGAATTAATATTGTATCTGTGTCTGTTATTAAATTATCAACTAATTCCCATATATAATTATCTATTATTTGATTAAAATGACGATTTGCATAATTCATTTTACTTATTGTAGGTACGTTTGTATATTTCATAATGTGAATTATTATGTCAGCTGGTAAATTATCAAGACGGTAGATTATATTAGAATTTACATCACTATTAGAAATTATTTCCATTTACAATAATATATGTATTTAATAATGAATTTAAAAAAATATATCATACTTATATTTTTTTATTTTGTTTTGTTATTATAAAAGATGAGTGACCTAATTAAAAATATTCAACAATGGATGGAAAACTCTATAGTAGATGAGCTACTAATTATAGTTATTTTAATAGCACTAGTAGAATCATTAGCACAAAATACTTTAAAAAGAAGTAATAATTCATCATTAAATTACCTACTTGGTTTACTCGCATATATAATGGTAGGTATTATATTACATTATGCTTATCATAAATTCTCTTTAAGTAAAGTTAATGTAATATGGTCTAGTATAAGTATTGTACTTGCAACAACGTTAGGTTACTTTTTATATGACGAACCAATGAATGTAAAAAATATATTTGCAGTTGTTTTTGCATTATTAGCTGTCATTTCTTCTTATTTAGCATAATTTATTTTATATATTATACGCAATCATTTTATGTAAATCAAATATCAACCATTTCTTATTATTATTTTGTTGTTTTATAGTTTGCTTTATAGTATCACTGTTTTCAAAATCTGTAATAATGATTAGAGTATTATCTGGATCCATTTTATCAAAGGTATGTAAATCTGTTTTTGTGATACAGTTAACATTTTCAAATTTAAAATACAAATCATCTTTTTTAGAATAGTTTATAAAAATGGGGTTATTATATCCGATTGCAGAGTATTTATTTAATAAATCGGTAACGTGTATTATGAAATCATTCCAATAATTCGAAATCTTTCTATATTCACTTTTGTTATAAATGTTGTATGTTATTTCATTATATAAAATATCTAATATATCTTCAACTACTGTGTTATTTTTATCAAAGTGTAAACTCAGTATAGAGACAAAACTACTATTATCTAATGTACTACAACTAATTAAATCTAATTCTACATTATTACAAAGTAATTTTAAAGAATTTGTATTAAATACATTATTCACATATCGTGTTAAATTTAAAATATCAATTGAGTGAAAAATAGATGTGTGAATATTTGCACATAATATGATAGTATTCATATTACTCAATCTTTTACAATATTCTAATAAATCCTTAGGATTACTTGTGTAAATCAAACTATCATTTAATAAAATAATATCAAATGAACCGTATTCATTTTTTACTATGTCAGTTATATAATCAGTCAAAGAATATTTGTAATGTTTATGACTTGAAAAATAACTAGAATTATAATGTGGTGTTACAGAAACAGTATGAACATTGTATTTACCAATCTTGTTTGATAATTTTTTATAAACTTTATCAATAAATATTGAATCTATGTCATTTACGACTAACACATTTAATTTTCCATATTTGTTTAAATCTAAATAATCAATCGTATTCAATATATATTCTTTAAAATTATCTAATCGATTATTATTTTTTACCTCAGTTAATATATTATCTGTCTTATTAATATGAAAACAATAATTACAATACATAAAATCCTTATATACATATCCGTATAACTTTTTTTGACACACATTACAAGCCGTACTATTCATCTTATATTCAATCAAGTCTTATATTTAATAATATTAAAAAATATAAATCTTTTATACACATCTTCAATTAATAGCTGCTACAACCATTTCTTTTACTAAATCTTCAAAACTATATTTTGGCAACCATTTCAACTCATTTCTTGCTCTTGAAGAATCTCCGATTAAACATTCTATATCAATATCACGATAATATTTGGGATTAACTTTTACAATTACATGTGGTTCTAAATCATTTTCTGTTCCTTTTCTAATACCTACCTCATTTACACCAGATCCTTGCCATACAATTTCAATACCAATTTCTTTAAATGCCAATTCAACAAATTCACGAACAGAATGAGTTGTATCATTAGATAAAACATAATTTTTTGGTGTTTCTTGCTGAAGCATTAAGAATATTCCATAACACATATCTTTTGCATGAGACCAATCACGTTTAGCATTTAAATTACCTAATTCTAAAGGTTTAATTGAATTATTTTTATAATATTTTCCAACATAATTAGTAATTTTTTTTGTAACAAAAGTTCCACCTCTACGTGGACTTTCGTGATTGAAAAGTAAACTATTCACAACAAACATTCCATAAGCATCACGATACATATTACATAATTGTTGGGCAGCATATTTTGATATCGCATACACTGAACATGGATTTTGAGGTGAATCTTCATTTAATTTAAAACTACCATCTGTAATATTGCCAAAAATTTCACTAGTTGACGCCTGATATATTTTACATGTTTTTTCCATCCCTAAATTTTTAACACTTTGCAAGATATTAAGTATACCTAAGGTATTTGTTTGAAACGTGTAATTTTCAATATCGTGACTCACTTTCACATGTGACATCGCGGCAAGGTTGTATATTTCAGATGGTTTAACTTTTGATATAATGTTAAAAACATTCATACTATCGGTAAGGTCTCCGTGGTGCAAATGAAGTTTGTCGAAAATATGATCAATGTTTTGAGTATTAAATGTTGCAGAACGTCTAATAATACCATGTACTATGTATCCTTTTTCTAATAATAATTCTGCAAGTGTTGAGCCATCTTGTCCGCAAATCCCCGTTACGAGTGCTACTTTTTTATCTTGATTCATTTTAATTTATATTAATAATTGTTTTTAAATCAAAATTTTTAACGAAATTTCCCATATCTTTTACTAAATTCGATAGTTATACATTTCTCTTTCATTTATATCCAAGTTTACCATTTAATAAATAAACACGTGCAATTTTTTTATTTTTTGTTTCATTATTATTGATAAATAATAATGAATTATATGTACGCGATATCAAAATATGCTTCGCAGAAATTATATAATATGTATAGTGATTCAGTCAATTATTAAAAATTTATTTACTGCTATCATCATCAGAGTCATCTAAATCAGTAATGTCATCTGTTAAATCACCAATAGTATTATCAATAGTTTTTTCAATAGTGTTTTCACGACTCACAACATTAAATCTTCTTGTATAATAGCTATAAGCTGGTACAGCTAATGTAGATGTAACAAGAGCAGCACTTAATTGAGCCAAAGTTTGAATAAATTGAGACATAAATAAATTGTAATAATCAGATTCACCAGAATGTGACATTTTATATAATACAATGTTCAGTATTTTTAAATCACTTTTTTATTTGTTATAAGTTTACGATTAAGTTTATGATTAATTTTATGATTAATTAAATTTTATTTGTATATATATAATAGATATGTCGTACGGAACGTGTTCGCCAAATGTAGATGTTTTAGATCATTATACGTGTTTTAAACACGATGAATTAAAAATAATAGCAAATGAGTTCAATAATTATATTGAAACGAATAAAAAATGTCCAAAATTGTCAGATGTAAAAAAAGATAAAGATACATTAGATTCAAACAAATGTAACATATTAAAATCTATTGATATAAATAATAAAACAAAAAGGGAATTATGGTATTCTATATACAACAGATTAAATTATATATGTCCTTATGAATATTGTTGGATTGATTTAGATTTTATAAAGAATATAAAGGATAAAAAATTAAGAGATAAAATAAAATTCTTCACATTTAAACCTAAAATGACAAAAACAAGAGAATCTTGGTTAAATACAAAAGATATAAATAATGTATTGCAACAATATCAAAATTTATTTGTTTCATTTAAATTTTTAGGAGCATTACCTGCTGATTTTTACAAAGTTACGGATGTAGATTATCGCAAAATTTTTAATTATGAAAAAGTAGGTATGGTTTTTAACTTGGATAATCATAACCAATCTGGTAGCCATTGGGTTGCATTTTTAATAGATAACAAATCAAAAACACTTGAATATTATGATTCAGTTGGCAAATTACCTAATAAAAATATCCAAACATTTATAAATAAAGTTTATAAATATCTTAAATCAAAAGGACACGATTATAAAAAATTATATAATAAAAAACAACATCAATCTGAAAACAGCGAATGTGGTGTATATGCTATTTATTTCTTAATTCAACGGTTATTGAATTTTGATTTTAAAACGATTACAAATAATATAATTACAGATAAACAAATGAATGATTTCAGATCAGTAATCTTTAGACCAAGATAAAATTATCACTTTCTTTATACATTTTCTTATACTTTCCTTATTAATTCTTTGATTCTCTTGGTATATTTTTCTTTTATGATTCCACTTAATTCGTGAACAATTTCTGATCCTAATTTTATATATATATCTGGCCAAATTGAATGAACAAAAAAACAAAAAGATGCTTTAAAACTCATAAAACTATACTTTATTGCATCACAAAAATGTTCAAAATAACTTTGATTTGCAAACGACAAATGTTTAAAAAAATGTTTCGTTTCAAATTCCAATTCATTTATATCAAAAGTTTCATAAGACTCTGTTTGAATACCAATAGAATTCTTTTCCACAAAATTAATATCAATATCCATTTATCTTAATTTTTAAATATTTTAATTTTTAAATATCAATCGAATTTTAATTTAGAAATATCAATCGAATTTGCATTTAGAAATTTACGTATTTTTAATATTTCTTCTAATATATAAATATCATCATTTAAATACATATCATTGGATTGTAAATTGGAAATCAATTCATAAAAATATTGATTTGCAAGTGTCGTATTCAATTTACAACAATCATCAATTATCAAGTCAATGTCGTCTTTAAATGTCCCAAAATATATAATATCACTTATTTTACGTAAAATTTTTCTTTTTTGATATTCAACATCGCTAATTACTGTTGAATCAATGGCGTTACTTGTTGTTAAATCAACTTGGTTCATATATATACACAATATAAAAAATAAACGAAAATCAATTTTTTTATATTATATACGTATACCCAGATTAATGGGATTAGTGTTTAAAAAACAATGTATTAGAATCACCAACAAAGAATGAATAATAATTATTCCAAAAATGATGAATATTATCAGTTAGTTCTTTATTGAAAGAATCGTCTGTTGTAGATTTTGTTCTTTTTTCTGAATCATTTTTAATAAAATCATATAATTGTTTGATATAATATGGGTCTCTTGAATCCATGATTTCTTTGACATTATTGAATAATATAGGATCGTGTTCTGTTAAATTACTTGATTTGATTTGATTTAATGTATACTGTAATGTCATTATTCACTTTTAAATTCTTACAATTAAAATTAAATTCAATTTTAATTAATAAATTCTCTCTCTCTAAGTATCTTATTTAATTCTGATATAATAGATATATCAGTATTCTCTAACCTCTCCTGAATACTCGGATATTCTCTTCTAGCCTTTTCAAACGCACTCGTTATATCATTTATATCATATGTATATATCTCTCTCTTATAATGAAGATGCTTTAATGATTCAAATATACTCATCTCGGCTTTATGACAATTTCCTACTCTCATAAAATGAATTACATCATAATCTGGATAATACGTATTATAACGTCTTAATAACTTATCAATCACTTGCTGTTCATTCTCATTTTTTTTCATTCCAATCTTACCTATCTTAACTAATGAATGTTCTTGTTGACTTGATCCATTAGATAACACACTTAACCCCGTCATGAGACAATATATATAACCGTCATTATCATAACTTTCTAATAGTTCTTCAATCATATTCATTAATATCTTAATTAAAAATAATTTTAAACTAAACATCTATTTCTTGTATTTTGTTTATCGCGTATAAAATATATAAATAATATATATTAGTTAATTATAAACATATGAATATAAAATTTAACAACTCCCAACCTCGCCCTATAAATGGATACAATGACTACTATTGTTATCTATATCCTTGGTTGTGTTATCCTCATTATTATGATTACGAGTATGATTGGAACCACGACTGGAACAACAACGGACACGATTGGGACCACGATTGGGATCACAACAACGGACACGACTGGAACAACAACGGACACGACTGGAACAACAACGGACACGACTGGGATCACGATTGGGATCACAACAACGGACACGACTGGGATCACGATTGGGACCACGATTGGGATCACAACAACGGACACGACTGGGATCACAACAACGGACACGACTGGGATCACAATGGTGGTGGATACAATGGTGGTGGACACAATGGTGGTGGATACAATGGCGGTGGACACAATGGTGGTGGATACAATGGTGGTGGATACAATGGTGGTGGACACAATGGCGGTGGATACAATGGTGGTGGACACAATGGTGGTGGATACAACGGTGGTGGATACAATGGTGGTGGACACAATGGCGGTGGATACAATGGTGGTGGATACAATGGTGGTGGACACAATGGTGGTGGATACAACGGTGGTGAAGGACGTAGTAAATATATAAAACAAAAAACAAACATACCAAAAAGACCAATATATATTCCGATTCCATTACATCAACTTAGACCTGTACCGATTTCCCCGCGTCAACCACCTAAATCTGCACCTAGACCTAGTCAAAAACCAAAGAAATTTAGAATGAAAAAATCATCTTGATTATAAAATCTGATTGCGTAGACAAAAATTATGCTGAAATGTATCATAAAAAGGTTAAAAATTTTTTAATGTATGTAAAAGAAAATAAATAAAATATTATATATAGTTTATTTATTTTATCTTTTATGTGTTTTTTTTTTATTTTGTATAATTATAACACAATTATAAAAAATGAATATACCACCATATCAATACTCTCCTGAACCAGTTCCTCTTACACCAGATGAAAATGAAAATAATCAAACACCAACTACACCAATACCTCCACCACCTACAATAATATTATCACCAGAAATATTAAATATGATTAATACATTATTGCAAAATGTAAAAAAAATAGAAGATGAAATAAAACTAATTGAAAATATAAATGATATAAATACTATATATAGTAAATTAAATCAATTTAATAACGATTTTAATAATATATTACTTTTGACAAACAACGTTATAACATATGATATGGCAATCATTAAAACATATATAAATAAGTATTGGTTTTTATTAGATCAAATAAGACCAGTCGAAGAAATCGAATAAATATTACCGCTTCAAACTAACAAGTAATAAAATTACTAGATAAATATTGGTAAATGCAATATATTATTATATATTATTAATAACTTTTATGCACAGTCGTGTTGTTGTGTTTTAAATAATTCAATATCATAAAACTTTGTAAATCAATACACCACTCGTTCTAGAAAATTTTCTCATATAAATACTCATAAACTCGCAACTATCAAAACTTTTGTTATACCCATTCGAAAAAGTAAATTTGATATGCTTTAAATCATTATCCGAATGTATAAACAAAAACCACACCATTAATGATATTATTGCATGGCGTTTTTTTCAAATATTTATAAAGATCTTAATAAAACAGAAACATTACATCTAACGCCAAGGATGGATAAGATAATTAAAATTTCAAGAAAAAAGCGAATTTAAAAATAACATTATTAATTACTCAATGACACGAGAAAATCCACAAAAAAAACGAAAACTTAAAATACAAAATACTATAGATATAGGAATTAATACGGATAAACAATTAAAAGACTATAATATTTTTGTATTTGATTTAGATAATACATTATATTTACATAAAGTAGACGAAAATTATGCTGAAATATATCATAAAAGGGTTAAAAATTTTTTAATGTATTTAAAAGACAATGATAAAATATTATATATAGCTACTCATAATTTTAATCCTAGTAAATATTTATTTTATTTAAATATTTCACCATTATTATTTAATGGTATAATTAAGGAAACAAAAAACGTTGATCCTAGCTTAAATAGTATAACGGAATATACTAGTAAAAAAGATATGATATTAGAAATATTAAATAATCATAATGATTTAACAAAAAATGACATTATATTTTTCGACGACCACGATTATAATATAAAAGAAGTCGATAGTATAAATGTGAAATCTATATATGTAAATGAATGTAAAGGTATAAATTTTAGTGATATTTATTAAACGGTTAAAAATATATTTATTAAAAAGTAAATATATTTATTAAATGGTTATCTAAGATATCTAACTTCTTCTTTAATAATATTGTGTATATTACCAAATGCATTGTTGTATTTTTTTAATTTTTCATAAACCATATCTATATACTTTTTCTTAATCTTTTCATTCTTCCAATTACCGTATTCGTAAAGTACTCGTGGTACAAATGTAACTGTTAAATAGTGTTTGTATTTGTCATCGCTGTCATCGCTGTCATCGCTGTCATAATCATAATTAGAATAATCAAAATAACATCTTTGTCTATCTAATTCAATTGTAGAAGTCCCTTCACTATGTTCGATACGCAATTGTTTGATAATGAAGTAATCTGCACCCATATTGTAATTATTATTCTTTTTTTATTTAAATCACTTTTTATTTAAATCACTTTTTATTTAAATCACTTTTTATTTCATATTTAATTGTTTTAATTTTGTATCATCAATTAAATCATCATATATCTCTTCTTCGACAGTTTGTTTAATTAAAAATCTATGAATTTCAATAGGACGTTTTTGACCTATTCTATCAGCTCTACCTATAGCTTGTGATTCTATACTTGTTCTGTAATCTTTTGTACCATAAATTGGTTCTAAAAATATAATTTTATTAGAAACTGTCAAATTTATACCACTGGCAGCATTTCTCGATGATAATAGTATAATATTTACATCATCTTTTTTTGTAAAATTTGTAATTGCACGTTTTCTTTGATAAACAGTACCATTACAATAAACAATATTAATACCAGTATCCTTTAACAAATCACCAACTTTGTGTAACATTTCATCCCATTGAGAAAACAAAATAACTTTATCATCTTTTTCTATGGAATTTTTTAAATAATATATAATATTACCTATTTTTGTAGATCTTACTCGTTCAATTATTTTTTCCAAATCAGACATTTCATCGTGATTCGTTTTATCATCTTTTAACAAATAAACTTCATCGTTTTTCATACATAAATTACACGTAGGACATTTTATAATAGTATCTTTCCTAATCTTATGTGTTTCATAAAGACAATCCCAACAAAATTTATGACCACATTTTGTAATAACAATATTATTAACATCTATATCATCTAAACATATAGGACATGTTAATTCAGATGAAGAATCTTTTAATTTATCAATTGAATTTTTTAAATAATTATATGTTCTAGATATATCATCACGACTTTTCTTATGTATTGTATATTGACGTTTAGATATATTTAATTTACATTTAATTGCATCTACATCAACTTGGGGATCTTCTATTAATTGTGTTTCATAATAATCGATTTCTATTTCTAATGTCGTAATTTTATTACATTCATCTTCAAGTAATTTTTTATTATAATCCAGCATACATTTCTGTATTTCATCAAATGTTTTACAATTCCGAATCATCTCTTTAGTATCGTGATTTAATTCTGGGTGACAACATAATTTAATTAAAAAATTCAAATGTCTATTTGATTCTTGAACATAACTATCATATATAGATCTTTCCTGTGATGTAAAATTTAATAAATGAACATTTTGTTTTATAATACTTTTATTATATTCATCTTTTATAGATAGTTTTGTATTTCTTCTAAATAAAAATTTACATTTATTAATAATATCCGAATCCAAACCAAATTCTAACAAATTCTTTAAATTAACATGTTCATTTCTATAAATACAATTATCGAAATCATAATAATATGCCTTACCATAATCAGTATTATATGACATCAAGTTTATAAAACTTGTTACATTATTTGCAAATGGTGTACCCGATATGTTCCATTTATACATACTAGATAAATTACTTATTTTACCTTTTAAAAAATTTGCCTTTTGCATATTTTGAATTTCGTGAACTTCATCTAATATAACACGATTCCAATAAAATAAGTGTAAGAGTGTTAATTCTTTTGACATTAATAAATCCTGTTTTTTTTTAAGAGTCATCTCTTCATTTAAAGTAAAACCACGTTTTGAAAAGTCAAAATCTAATTTCCCTTCGTATACTGTATTAAAAATTTTATTCAATAAAAAATTATATGAAATGACTACAATATCTGCAAATAATAAATCACCAAATGTGATATTTGAATATTGATCACCTGTAACTATTAAAACAACACGATGATTGTTATTAAACTTGGAATAATATTCCTGTACCCATTGATCACATAAATGATTTGGACAAATAATTATAGAAGCATTTGTTTTTATAAATTCGTTATCATCTACCACATATATATAATTTCTTATATCAAAGTTTTGCAAATTACAAAATTTTAAAGACCTCTTATCTATAAAAATAGATTTACTATGTTCCTTACAATATAAATCATTTACTCGACGTTTTAAACAATTATCACCTCTATTCTTACCACGTTTATAAAAATAATTACAATTATCAGAAAACTCAACATATGGATTATAAAAATCTTGTGTCTTTTTATTTTCCTCTAAAATATGATACAACATAATTAAACTTTTACCTAATCCCATTTCAGATATAAGATTACCTCCTCTATAATTAAATTGAACTTGTAATTTATAATTATCAATATTTGTAGTACCAGAATACAAAGAATCTTTGTATAACAAAAATTCATCATTTAGAGATTTAAATGCCATACAATAATCATAAGTTATACTATTATCACCATTAAAAACATCTGTTTCTATAGATTTCATCCACGATATATCATTTTTCTGATATTGATATAATTCTACACCAGTTTTTAATAAATCCTGATTAAAGTCATTTTCAAGTCGTTCTGGAACATTTGATAATATCATTTTTAAAGAATTCTCAGTTTGTGATAACACATCTATTGTTTTTTGCTCCATTAAAATTTTAATTAATAAATTTGCCCTAAAATGTTTACCATTCCTAATACTCCTCATAATACTATTATTCATATAATAATTCATATAATATGTATCAATACCTGCTACCACCACTCGTTCTAATTTTGCAATAATAATTGATTTAGTATAATTATTAGGTAAATCTTTTATAAAATAATTATACCGTTTTATTGCATCAATTGGTTCTTTTTTCATATCCTCCTCTGAAACATAATCTAAATAAGGATATGTAATATAATCCATATTGTATGGGTAAAAATTTATAACTTGATCAAAATATTCTGTTTTAGGAATGTTTAAAAAATTTATATATATATGATTATTATGTGTTTCTGATAGATCATCTTTATCTACAATAAATATTCTTTTACAAAATCCAAAAACCAATCTGATATTTTTATCTTGTATAGGTTTTACTAAATTTATCTCCTTACTAAATATCTTAGTAAAACTATTCAAATACGGAATAGTCATTTATTATAAATATAAGAAAAGAATTTTTAAATTCATTTAAAATGATAAAAGAATTTTCGATGAATTAATAAAAGAATTTTCGATGAATTAATAAAAGAATTTTCGATGAATTAATAAAAGAATTTTCGATGAATTAATAAAAGAATTTTCGATGAATTAATAAAAGAATTTTGGATGAATAAGTAAAGTAACTAAATTAAAGTTTTATTTTTGGGACAACATAATGACGTAATAGTATATAAATTAAGAGTAATAATAAACAACGAAGTAAAATTACAGTAAACGATGATTCTGTATATTTATTTATAAATGGAATTCGTAAAATAAATCCATCAAAATCATTTCTACTAGCAAAAATTAAAATTATAAAAAGTAACAAATTTTCTTCATTAATCTCATTTTTCAAGAATTCAATAACACTTGTTGTATCAATTTCATCTTGAAATTTTACACGTTTTTTTATCGATGCAGTTATATTAGAAGTGTTGGTATTATGCAATGTAATGTCATTTTCTACAGAAGGTATATTTTGATTTTGTAACGTATTTGATCTAACAACTTCTTCTTCTTCTTGATGGCGAATAGCGATATCGTGAATATCATTTCTAATATCATCAGGAATAGATCCTGGCAAGTCTTCAATTCGTGTAGACATTGACATTTCAATTTATTTATAATATAAAACAATCAAAAAAAATAAAAATTTAAACAAATAAGATTTTATTTCAAAAATAAAAGAGATTCCACCTAAAATATAGCTTTAAAATAACTTTAAAATACATACAAAGCGTTGTTTCCCCTAAAATCCAGCTTTAAAATACAAAGCGTTTTTTTCATCAAAATCTACTGGACGTTTTGTAAATGATTCAAAAAAAGTCTCGTTTAATAAATCAATCGGAGATGGTAATTTAAATTTCTCCTCTACGCCATTTACCAAACGACCTTCGGCCACGTATATAGATTCTAATGATCTACTATCTGATGTAGTGTCACTTGTCTTTTCAGTAGTGTCACTTGTGGTATCGTTTTCACTTGTTGTAGTGTCACTTGTTTTAGTGTCACTTGTTGTGTCATTAGTGTCATTTTCACTTGTCGTGTCATTTTCACTTGTTGTCGTGTCATTTTCATTTGTTGTTGTGTAGCTTTCACTTGTTGTATTAGTAGAATACGAAGACGAATCTTCATCTGGAATTAATTCTCTTGGATACAATTGAATAATCCAATCATACAATTCTTGTGATATATAAAGATCTAATAAAGAAGTCAAGAAATAATGTACATCGTAAAATTCATTGTAGTTAAAAGGTACATTTATATCTTCTGGTTCTTCTGGTTCATCCAAGATAGATGGATCAACTATTGTTTTATGATTCTTTTTATCGTATTGGTATGGTCCTAATATAAATTTATTAGGGTAACAATCGGGGATTTTATCAGAATAAACCATGCAAAATTCAAAGTCCCATAACTTTGGAATAACACCTGTATTTTTTATATAATATCTTTTACCAAGAATATCATAAACTAAATACCCACCTGGTTTTATAGAATCATCTATTAAAATATTTCCATAATGGAAATCATTATGCATCATACGATAATAACGTTGAATAATAGCAATTGTATATAACAACTGAAACACAATTGATTTCCATTGTTCATCTGTAATTTCATTATCTTGCTCATATATTTCATATATCCAATTATCCAAACTACCTCCCTCAACAAATTCAGAAATCAACATATTTGAATGCGTTCTTACTTTTTCTTCCACTTCTAAACGTTTCAAGTTTAACATTTTCAAAGCTTTGCTTTTATTAGTAACTTTTTGTGTACCTAAATAATATGCAATATGAGGCGAAATATTTTTATTGACAATATGTTCTGTCAAATGCTTTAATACTAAATTTTCTAAATTACAAGGATGTTCTCGTTTATCATATTTTGTTTCAATTGGAACAACCTTTAAACCAATATTTATACCCTTTGTGATTTTGAGATGATCTTTTTTAGAACCACGAAATGGATAACCCTTTACTTCAGATGTATTTTTCACCTTTGTCAATTGGGACAATTCATCTAAACCAAAACGTTCTTTATTTTCATCAAACAAAACTCTCTTCTTCTTTATCTCGTGACGAATATCTTGTAAATATTTTATCTTTTTATCCAATTCGTGTATAGTTTTATTAGAGTCATCAACCTTTTCTTTAGATACCTTTTCTGACACCTTTTCAGACATCGTTTTTAATGTAAATTTTTATTTTAGTTTTAATCATCTAACGCAAAAGCGGTTGAATTTAAAGATTTATTTATATTAATAATAATAATGAGTAAAATTGTACAAATAAAAATTTTCAATGATATTTTAGATCAATTTCTAGAGTATTTAGAATCAAATTTTCCAATGTTTAAATCAGATCTTGTTTTAACACGAAGTACAGTTGAATTTATAAGAAAAAGTAATCCAAGATTGGCAGTAGAACAATATATTAGTTATGTAGGCCCATATGAATCTTATATTTTTAATTGCGACGAAGAGTTTTTTTTAAACTTTGATATAAATTTAAAACAAATAGGCTTGTCATCTGACAATATTTTATTTGGAAATAAAATAAGAAACATTTGGTTGTCAAATGAAATAAATGACAAAAAGAAAGCACATATATGGTTATATTTTCAAAAACTATTAAAAGCTGGTAAAAATGTTTTATTGTTGTAATTTTTGAATATTTATGGAATGTAAATCACATTCCATTCTCGAATTACATTTTTATCAAATATTAAATCACATATATGATCTGAAAACAAACAATTAATACATATTAATCACATAAACCAATTTCATCTATAAAACAAAAGTAACAAAAACCATCCATTTTTTAACTTTTTTTACTTAATTTATTCAATTTTTAGATTGTGCGGTAACGATTACAATCTATTTTATGGTATTTTAATAAATGGAAAGAGAAAATTTATTAAATGAAACAAATCAATATAATAACGAATTGAAATATACAAAAGAAGCAAAAGAAGATCTTGAAGATCTTGAAGATCTTGAAGAAGAACTTGAAATAGAACGATTGCAACAAACACAATTAAATGAATTGCAAGAAGAACTTGAAATAGAACGATTGCAACAAACACAATTAAATGAATTGCAAGAACAATTGCAAGAAACAGGATTAAATGAAACACCACAATTAAATGAAACACCACAATTAAATAAATTGCAAGAAACACAATTGCCACAATTAAATGAAACACCACAATTAAATGAATTGCAAAAGTATATTTTTGAAAATTCTAATATAGAAAATGAGTTGTTAAAGACATTAGGTAAATTTTTTAACGAGATTGATTTAGTATTTGATAATATTGATAAACAAAAGGTGAGTAAATTACAAAAGTATTTAGAATCATTAAAAGATTCTACTAATTTGAAAACATTTGTGAAGGAAACAATTTTAGCTTTAGAAATATATGATAAAGATATTTCGTATATTATGACAACACGAAATAAGATTAAAACATCAGAGTATTCATTTTTAAATAATGTTACTTTGTTTGATAACATTCTTTGCTTTAGTTGTTTTTCAAATGAAAATAAAAATACAAAACGTAGTATAGTAAAATACTTGTATAACATTTACATGTCAGTTTTCATATTGAATTTTGGATTAGTTGACAATATAAATATAGATTCATTTACAACACATTTATCTAATTTTTTAAATGGTATAAATTTGAATGAACAACAACTAATTATTCCCAGCTCAAAGAATATTTCAAAGAACAAAATTAAGCAAAATACAAATGGTAATGGACCTCAATTTGGTAATTTATTAGAGTCATTAATGGGGAATAGTGATATAATGAATTTGGCGACAGATTTGAGTAAAGATATACAGGATCAAAAAATTGACCCAATGATGTTACTATCATCTATTATGTCAGGTAAACCCAATGATACTATTAAAAATCTAGTATCAAATATTACAAACAAGATAGAATCAAAAATCAATAATGGTGAAATAGACAAGACAATTTTTGAACAACAAGCAAAAAACATTATAAATTCTGTCCAAAATTCAAATGGTGATATGCAACAACTTTTTGGAAATTTCAAGTAAATATTTTTATTGAAACTTAAAAATTTTTATTGAAACTTAAAAATTTTTATATATTTTTTAATTTTCATAAACTTTTTTTAAATGATAATTGTAATATGAATAAAAATCAAACTTTATCAGATCCTTTTTGGTTTAATGATATATATATTATTATTAGAGGAGATCGTTTAACAGAATTTTTTCCAACAAAAGACCAAACTTTAGAAGAACGTTTCAATGCATTAGTAAGATTGTCTTTATATAGTTCGATCATCTTGTTTTATTATCATAAGAATTATCGATATTTTAATATTTTCATAACAGCATTATTGATAACATATTTTATATATACAAACAATGATAGTGTACCTAAAAACAATCAAAATGTTAGTGTACCTGAAAATGTTAGTGTACCTGAAAATGTTAGTGTACCTGAAAATATTAGTGTACCTGAAAATATTAATATAAAGGTAGAAAGTTTCCAAACTGAAAGTTGTACAAAACCAACGTTAGATAATCCATTTATGAATGTTACAATGAAAGATTATCTAAATGAAGATCCTAAAACAAATGCTATAGTAGATAGACCAAAGGCGTGTGATATATCTGATGAAACGGTTAAAAAATCAATTGATGATATGTTCAATAACAATTTGTTTAAAGATGTAAATGATGTGTTTGGTAAAATGAATTCACAAAGACAATTTTATACAATGCCAAATACACAAATTCCCAATGCACAAGATGATTTTGCAAAATGGTTATATATGAATCCTAAAACGTGTAAGGAAGATCAAAACTTTTGTTTAAAATACGAAGATGTAAGAGCAAAACGACCTGTTTTTGTAGATCCATTACAAAACCCAGTCAATACAAAAAAAGAAACAAACGCGAATGTGTAAAAGTTACATTTGAAATGTGTAAAATACTATGGGTAGATAATTCAAAGTTTTTGTTTTTAGATCATCGTAAACGAAACTATTCTGTTTTATATATTTTTTATTTATAGAAATGTAAATAAAAAATCGAAAATATTTTTCTTTACAGAGTATAGAACAACAATGAAGATTAAAAAGAGAGATGGACGTTTAGAACAATTATCTTTTGATAAAGTAATTTATCGTTTGAAAAAATTGTGTAACGATAGTTCTCTTGGTCTTTTAGAAACAATCGATCCAGATGTTATTGCTCAAAGAGTTGTTTCTAGTATTTACGATGGTGTTACATCTTGTGAATTAGACGAGGAAGCAGCTCGTATTGCTATAAGTATGACAGAGAATCCAGAATATCAAAAATTGGCTTCTAGAATTATCATTAGTAATGCGCATAAAAGTACAAATGAATGTTTTAGTGAAGTTATGGAAAGACTTTATAATAATACAGATAAATCGGGGAAACATACACCAATTCTTGCAGATGATATAATTGAAATTATAAGACATCATAAAAATACACTTAATTTTGCAATTGATTACAATAGAGATTATCTGTTTGATTATTTTGGATATAAAACACTTGAAAAGAGTTATTTACAAAAAATTTTAAACAAGGATACCGATAAAATGGAGGTTGTTGAACGTCCTCAACATCTTTATATGAGAGTAGCTGTAGGTATTCATAAAGACAACATTGATGCCATTTTGAAAACATATGATTTAATTTCTCAACATTACTATACACATGCATCACCTACTTTATTTAATGCAGGTGGGCGTTTAGCTAGTTTATCGAGCTGTTTTTTAATTGGTACTGAAGATTCGATTGAAGGTATATACAAAACAATTACGGATTGTGGTCGTATTTCAAAAGTTGGAGGTGGTATAGGTGTTCATATTACAAATATTCGTGGAAAAGGTAGTGTTATTCGTGGAACGAATGGTGTTAGCGATGGTATTATACCAATGATTAAAGTATATAATGAAACAGCTCGTTATGTAAACCAGTGTTTTACACCTGATACCTGGGTATATTCTAAAAATGGACCAAAACAAATGAAAGATATTACTACAAATGATAATTTGATAACAATTGATGGCACATTTAAACGAGTAAATGAAGTGATTAAAAATAATGTACATAAAGAAATCATGGAAATTAGAGCAACAAATACAATGTTTCCAGTTCGAGTTACAAAAGAACACGAATTATATTTGTTAAAGAATCAAAAGAAAATTACAAATTATTCAGTTATCAAGAATAGATTAGAACGGGGTATTATTAAACCAGATTTTTATAATGCTAATGAATTAACAGAAGATGATTTAGTTGGATTTCCTATTCCGAAATATGAATTGGATAATGATATTAATGATTTAGATTATTATAAATTTTACGGAATAATGTTAGGTGATGGTCATATTTGTAATGGAAGAAATGAATATGGAGTAACATTGGGTAATGAAACTAAATCGGATTTAAAAGAATTTGTTAGAAATTATTTAGATAAGAAAAATATACATTATTGGGAATGTGATAATGTAACTGAATGTTCAAGTATAAGATGGTCTGGTTCAGACTCATTAAATTTAACAAGAGATATGTTATATGATTCAGATAATCAAAAGATAATTCTAGAAGAATTTTTACATCTTCCAAAGGCTAAAATTATGAAGATTTTAGAAGGTCTATTAAGGACTGACGGTTCTAATTTAAAAGAATTAGTATTTACAACTTCTTCTCAAAAATTAATTATGCAGATGAGATACTTATTTTTAAGAATAGGTATTTTAACATCTGGAAACGTAAAAGATGATATTGGTAAATCACATATTACAAAACACGGAAGAACTATTACTACAAAACAATTAAGTTATTATTTAAGAATTCCAAAACATCCAAATTTGTCAAGTATAATCAAATTTAAAGAAGATGGGCAATATTTCAAATGTTTTGAATGGAATAATGTGTTATGGGGTAGAATTAAAAGTATAAGAACAATAGACTACGTAGGTGAAGTTTATGATTTTAATATGATTGATAATCATAACTATCTTACAGATATGGGATTAGTCCATAATTCTGGTAAGCGGAAAGGATCATTTGCAATCTATGTTGAACCGTGGCACGCAGATATTCTTGAATTTTTAGATTTAAAGAAAAACCAAGGACACGAGGATGTTCGTGCAAGAGATCTTTTTTATTCTATTTGGACACCTGATCTTTTTATGAAATGCGTTGAAACAGATGGTGATTGGTATTTAATGTGTCCAGACGAATGTCCTGGTTTAACAGATGTATATGGTGAAGAATTTGAAACTTTATACAACAAGTATGTTCGAGAAGGACGATATAAGCGAATTGTAAAGGCACAAGAAGTTTGGACAAAAATATTGGATGCCCAGATTGAAACAGGTACTCCTTATATTGGATATAAAGATGCTGTAAATAGGAAATGTAATCAAAAGAATTTGGGTACTATCCGATCAAGTAATCTTTGTACTGAAATAAGTTTGTATTCAGATGACAAAGAATATGCAGTTTGTAATTTATGTTCGATTGCATTACCAAAATATGTCAAATACGACAAGGACAACAAACCTTATTTTGATTTTGAACATTTACGACAAGTTTCAGAATATATTATTGGTCCAATGAATGACGTAATTGATAATAATCATTATCCTGTACCAGAAACAAAAACCAGCAATATGCGTCATAGACCTATTGGTATTGGTGTACAAGGATTGGTATCGGTCTATGTGAAAATGCGTTTACCATTTGAAAGCGAAGCGGCAAAGAAATTAAACAAGGAAATTTTTGAGACAATTTACTATGGAACATTACAAGGATCTATAAAATTAGCAAAAGAAAAAGGAGCATATGAAACTTTCACTGGTAGTCCATTTAGTCAAGGTAAACTACAATTTGATTTGGCAGCTGAATATGATGGAATTAATTTAGATGATTATTTATCAGGACGTTGGGATTGGGACACGTTAAAATCTGATCTTGTAAAATATGGTGCTAGAAATAGTATGTTGACAGCATTGATGCCAACTGCAAGTACTGCTCAAATTATGGGTAACAGTGAATGTTTGGCAAGTGGTACAAAAATTAGTTTAACAAATGGATTATCATATAATATAGAAGATTTGATTGAGAACAATTATAAAGTATATGGGTGGAATGATAAAAAAATAACAGAAGGATATCAAACAAATCATTTAAATCAGGGGATAAAAGAAACAATCAAAATAATATTAAATGACACTAGAGAAATTATTTGTACAAAGGATCATAAATTTTTAACAACAAAAGGCTGGATTGAAGCACAATATTTAAATAACGATGATAAAATTATATGCGGTCCTGAAAATACATTTGATAAGAAATGTAATAAAGAAAAAGATTTCGAATTAAAAACACCTTTTATGAATTTCGATATGAAATCTTGGGATAGTAGACAAAAATTTTTAGCTTTATCAAGAATTTTGGGTTTTATCTTATCAGATGGCACAATTAACAAAGATGAAATTGCTGCATATCCAGGAACTATGATAGATGCTAATGCTTTTTGCGATGATGTTTATTTAATAACAGGTTTATATCCAAAAATTACAAAGAATACTCGTGGATTTAGAATAAGAATAACAGGTGATCTTAAAAAAACTATTGACACATTACCTGGTATTATAAAAGGTAGAAGAGTTGTAAATGGACATTCTATACCAGATTTTTTAATTAATAATAACTGTCCAAAATCTATTATAAGAGAATTTTTAGCTGGACATTTTGGAGGAGATGGTGGAATATCAACTTTACAAACAAGATATAAAACAAAAGATAAAATGAAAACAACAAATGCTAGTTTATCGGGTGTTTATATATATCATAATACTACATTTGAAAATTTAAATAATACTCTAAATGTATTTGAAACATTCAAAAACTTATTAGAATTATTTAATATAAAAAGCAATGTATCAAAACCCACAAAGACAAAACAACCAGATATTTTTTGTTTAAAATTAAGAATATCACCTACAACAAAATTTTTAGAACGAATCGGCGTTAGATATTGTTTAGAAAAACAATTAAAACTAACTGTTGTTACAAGTTATTGGAGATTACGAGAATCTACAATTAAACAACGTCAAGAAATATTACAAATGGCTAAAATATTATACGATTCTGGAATTAAGAAAACAGTTTCTCTTAAAAATGCTATTGAAAAATACAATGAAACAAATATTATTTATTCTGATTCTTCTATACCTTCATATGAATCGTTTAAATATTATTTATCTAAAAATGAAAATGAAAAAATAGACAATATAAAAACAAATATATTAAATTGTTGTGAATATTTAGAAAAAATAGGTGCAAAATCTTGGTTTATCGGTAATCATATAATAGATTCATATGATACAGATATACCTTATTTTAATTTATCTATTCATTCTATACACAAAGATATTTTACGTCAAGTATGGGATTTATCAATTGATAAATATAATTCTTTTATTGCAAATGGAATTATGGTACACAATTGTTTTGAACCAGTTGATAGTTGTATTTTCAAACGTCGTGTTTTATCTGGTGAATACATCGTAGTAAACAAATATTTAGTAGAAGATTTGATAAAACGTGGTTTATGGTCAAAAGAATTAAAAGATACTATTATTGCAAACGATGGTAGTATCCAAAATATAGACACGATACCTGATGACCTAAAAGCTTTGTACAAAACTGTATGGGAAATTAGTATGAAAAGTGTCATTGAACAATGTCGTGACCGTGGTGCGTTTGTCGATCAAATGCAAAGTATGAATCTGTTTATGGCTAATCCTAACTATAAACGTCTTACTTCTATGCACTTTTATGCCTGGAAAAATCACCTTAAGACAGGAATGTATTACTTGAGAAGCAAATCTAGTTATGCTGCTGGAAAGTTCTCAATTGATCCTAACTTGGAAAAAACGATTCGTGAAAAACAAGAACGTGGTGAAACGTTACAAAAAGAAGAAGAACAAGCAGTTTTAATGTGTAGTAGAGAAAATCCAGAAGCTTGTATGTTATGCAGTTCGTAAATCACTCAATTCGTTCAAACTCTTATTTAAAAATAATTTTATATTATTAAATATAATAAAATTATTAAAATGGATATTTTGATTAAAAGGAAATCTAACGAACTTGTTATACCAGAAACAGTGAACTTTACAGAATTAGTTAGAAATAGTAATACAAAACTTTCACTTAACTATGAATCTAAAATGATTGATTTATTAAATACAGAATTTACAGAACAAGAAAGTCAATGGTATATCACTAATTTATATATTTATATGAATTATCATCCAACAAATGATTACCCTATTAATCTTGAAAATATCTTTAAAATGATAGGGTTTGCGAATAAGGGAAACGCAATGAAAACAATTAAAAGCAATTTTACTAAGGATGAAGACTATAAAACTTTGCTTTTCCCTATGGAAAAGCAAAAACATACAGATGAAACACGAGGTGGTCATAATAAAGAAAATATAATGTTAAATGTTGATACATTTAAGAATTTGTGTATGTTGGCAAAAACAGATCGAGGTAAACAAATTAGAAAATATTATGTAAAATTGGAGAATATACATAACAAAATAATCAAAGAAGAAATTGAACACCATAAATTACTATTAGAAGAAAAAGAAACTGTGTTACAAGAGACTTCTAAACAATTAGAAAATAAAGATAAATTACTAGAAGAAAAAGATACTATTATTACAAATAATGAACATGTTAAAAAAGTTGAAAAACATAAGTTTTTAATAGAAAAATTTAAGAATAAAAAATGTGTATATATTGCTGAAATTAAAGAAAATTTAATAAAAATAGGTTCTACTAAAGATATTAACGAAAGATGTAATGGGTTATCTCGTACTTTTGGAAACTGTATATTTTTGGATATATTTGAACACGTAGATTATCAAACAGTAGAATCGAATATTTTAATTAATGTAAAACCACATATATATAAAGAACCTATCAATAATCACGTATCAAAAGAAGTCGTTCAATTATCTAATAATTTCAATTATAAACAATTGCGCGGAATAGTTGTACATTGTGTAAATACTACAGATTTTTTATCACCTTTAGAAATATTAGAAAAACAAAAATTAGATAATGAAAGTCAAAAGTTAAATATAATTCAAGAATTATTAAATAACGGAGAATCATTAAAAAATATTATAGATTTATTTTCACATAATAATACAAATACAGATGTTCTACCATCTCCAATTAAAAAAGAACAAGAACTAGAAAATAAACAAACAGACACGGTAAATGTATCTAAACAAATTATAAATTCACAAGTCTTTTTTAAGGGTAAAAAACCAAGGGGTCAAAAAATACATAAAATTGATCCTAATAATTTACAAAATATAATAAAAACATATGATAGTATGGTATATTTATTAAGATCACCTGAATGTTATGGATACAATAAATCAGGTATACTTAAAGCTATATCAGATTCTAGAATTTATAAAGGGTATAGGTGGAACTTTATAAATAAAGAGACTATGCCAACTGTAGAATATAAATCATCTACGCCTATTCGTGATGCTATTTTACAATTAAATGAAACTAAAGATTCAATAATAGAAACTTTTACAACTAAAGATGAAGCTGCTAAAATCCTTGGTATAGCAAAATTAAGTATGAGAAATATTATTAAAAATCAAGAAAAACATAATAATTATTATTATATTGAGTATAGTAAATGTCCTTTAAATATAATAGAAAAATATGATAAACCAATATTTGGAATTAATTCTATACATGCTAAAAAAATTAAACAAATAAATCCAATTACAAATACGTACATATTTTTTAATAATCTAAACGAAATTCAATTAAAATTAGGTATATCGAGTAAAACAATTATAAATTCAATTAATAATAAAACTGTACACGCTGGTTCTTTATGGGAATTTGCATAAACTTTTACAAATAAAACTTTTACAAACAAAAGTTTTATTTAATTTAAAAATTAAGATTAAGATAAAATAGAATTATGAATTTAATTTAAGTGTAAAAAACACGTGAATTTATTTGATACATAATTGTTCGCACCTTGTTTATTTTGTTTTTATATATTTTCTGTAATAAAACAACATATATGCATCTTTAGATAACAAATTAGTATTTTTCAATTTACTTACATCTGTATCATTATAAGTATACCAATTGTTATTAATATTTTTACAATTTGACCAATAATGTCCACTTTGATTGCTACCAGAATGATAATTTACTGCATATAAAGAATATATATAATTGTTAGGATCTTTTTTATCTTGTGATACATAATCTGTTAAATTTAAATCATCTAATGGAAAGTCAATGTGAGTATGTATTTTTTCACCTGTGTTTGTAAAACGTTTTAAATGAATGATCAAGTAATTAGGAAACGTCCAAGTTTTTGTAACTTTTTTACATCCATTACCATTACATTTTTCACAAACCCAAGTTTCAATGTTTTCTTCAGTATTAAAATAATCATCTAAAAGATTTTTCAAATTTGAAGAATTTGTCATCGGAACGTTTAAACTAACACAGTTAAATGGTTCAAAAACATTTTCTTTAACTGGACAATTATTACAATTAATATTGTTAAAAAACATACCATAAAATGTTTCAATTATAAATGAATATTCTTTTTCGTAAAAGCTACTCCATTGTTCTAAAGATTTTTTCATTAATTGATCATTTTCATTTTTTACATCACCAACAATATTTACTTCAATTTCATACGATAGACCTTTATGCATCAAATCTAAAATATACATTAAACATTCGTGTGAATCTTGTTGTTCCAAACTGAAATATTTAGGAACAAATTTACTAATATTTTCAACAAAAGTTCTTGGTTTTAAAACTTGATTTGTCTCCCACCCATTTATAATCATATTTAAATAACTCAATATCAAATAATATTCCTTTTTTCTGTTATTCATTTTATCTATATCATCTTCTTTGTATTTCGAAGATAAAAAGTAATCAGTTAATTTTAATGTATTACTCAAACATTGTAAAACTGAATTCATAAAACATTTGTTCCCCAAATTTACTAATCCGCTTAACCCCTTCGACATATATCTTTCTTTCTTTAACACCAAATCGTGATGATAGTGAATATCGTATTCAAAATTCATTGTATTAATGTAATTACTAATCACTATTCAATTATTTTTAAATCGAACAAGTAAGAATTCACACATAAAATTAGTTTAAAAACAATGTCATTTTTAATAATAACAATGTTAAAATCCGTTTTGTTATTATGTATATACGTATGGGGTTATGGTTATAAGATGCACGAACATCTTGGTAAATTAACAGACATTTATTTACAAAAATATGAACCTAAATTATATAATAAAACAGTAAGTTTACTTGAAAATCATACAATAGCGTCTATTAGTTCTTGGGCTGATAAAATTAAAAGACAACCAATGTATTCCTGGACTAAAAATTTACATTATATAGATATTCTTGAATGTAGTAATACGAAAAGATATGATAAACGAGTTATTTATAAATATTGTAATAATAATTGTATTGTATCAGCATTACAAGATTTCACTAATTCTATCAAATACAATTTCCTATACGAGTACAATACCGATTTAAACGTCAAATTAACAAACACCGAATTGTTAAAATTTTTAATACATTTTATCCAAGATTTTTCTCAACCTATGCATCTATTAGGTTATGATAGAGGTGGTAATAGTTTAAGAGTAAATGTGTTTATAAATAGTAAAAATATAACCAGTAATTTACATTTTATATGGGATTCAATGTTACCTGAATATTTTGTAAATAATTACGTGTATACTTGTCCAAATAAAAGATATTTTACACCAGATGATTACTACACGTTATTAGAAGATGTTTTAAATGACAATATTCGTATATCGTGTAAGATTTATCCTGATTCTCCTTATATAATATTTAGTGATTATTTTCGAGAGGAATATTTTGTAAAATTATTTGACAATTATCAATATTTATTAGTAAGTACTTTAAAATACATATTTGCATAGTTATATTTAATTTATCGATATAATTTATAATTTTTTATTTCTGAGTATATGATAGTTATATATATGTCTGAAAAAATAAAGAGAACTCGTAAAACGACTCACGTAAATCCGGCAACGCATATTAGAAAACATTCTCCAATAAAGAAAGGTCTTAAGGTAAAGGATGAAGATAAACCATTAGAAAAATACACTAAAATTATACCTAAATTGTATCTAGGTAATTATCAAGCAGCAAAAGACCAAGAGTTTTTTAAGAAACATAAAATTAAAGCAGTCTTAAATTGTACAAAAGATATACCTAATCATTTTGTTAATAAAAAAGATATAGAATATATGAGAATACCAGTTGATGATTCTCTTCGCGAAGTAGATTATAAAAAAATGTATGAATTCTTTCCTGTTATTGTACAATTCATTCATAAACATATTGTCTTGCAGGGCAACAACATACTCATTCATTGTCACGCTGGGAGACAAAGATCGGCGATCAGTGTGTCGGTATATTTGGTTGCAGAATTAGGTATGACACCAGCAGATGCTTGTAAATATATAATGGATAAACGTAAGGAAGCATTCCATTTTGGACTATCACTTAACTTTGAAGATTCTCTTAACAAATATTACAAAGATTTACAGAAAAATAAGCGAAAGTGAATAAAAATGTTATTTCTTACAAAAAATGTATTTTTTAACAAATATAGTTTAAAGATAAAATTCATTATATAAATTATATAATGAATTCAGAAAGGCTCGATATTGTACAATTAATTGAAAACAATCCAATAGATAAATTATCAGAAGATTATCAAACTCAGTTACTTGAACGAATCAAAAAAACATTTGATGACAATGACCAACAATTATTCATTGCAAGTTTTTATTGTTACTTACAATATGATTCTAAAACAGATTTTGTAATAGATATGGACGATGTATGGAAATGGTTAGGATTTAGCCGTAAAGATCCTTGTAAACGTTTAATAGAAAAACATTTTATTAAAGACACTGATTACAAAATCTTGCTCCACCAAATTGTGGAGCAAGTTCATGGAGGTCATAATAAAGAAAGATTGTTAATGAACATAGAAACATTTAAATCATTGTGTTTGTTAGCAAATACAGAACGAAGCAAAACTGTAAGAAAATATTATTATAAATTGGAACAATTATTACACGAATTACTTCAAGAACAGTCAAATGAACTTAAAAACGAAATCGAACAACAAAAGCGAATTACACAAGAACAAAAAAATCGATTACAAATTTTACAGTCAGAAAATAAAGAAAAACAGCAAAAGATTGATTTTTTACAACATAAACCCAATACCCACGGATTTAATTGTAGACGTGCTGGATATGTTTATATGATAAATGATAGATCTAAACCTGGTCATTATAAAATTGGTATGTCATACGATGTTGATAAACGTTTATCAAAGTTAAATGTTGCTTCAAGTGAAGCAACGTTAGGAATTTATCATGAAGTAAAAACATATGATTGTGAAACTTTAGAAAGCACAGTTCATAAAATTTTACAGCCATTTAATATACAACGTCGTAGAGAATGGTTCTTTTTATGTAACGAAACAGAAGTACAGTATGCATTATATATCATAAACAAAACACATAATTTTTTAAACAATTTCAACTTTACATCATATGAACAATTTATTGATTATATAGATACCTCTTTTTACCATATTAATAAAGAAACTAGTATCACAATTAAACAACAACAAATAGAAAATCAAGTAGAAAATCAAGTAGAACATCAAGTAGAACATCAAGTAGAACATCAAGTAGAAAATCAAATAGAACATCAATTAGAACATCAATTAGAACATCAATTAGAAAATCATGTAGAACATCAAGTAGAAACCAAAATTGTACGTGAAATGAAAAGAGAAAATTCTATCAACGAAACAAATATTTTTAAATTAACTGGGCAACAATTATCTAATAAAACTGGTAATTATAAGGGTGTATGTTGGAGTAAAGAAAAACAAAAGTGGAAGGCTGAATTAAAAATGGCTTATAAAATTGCATTTTTAGGTTACTACTCTACTGAATTAGATGGAGCCAAGGCTTATAATGATTATGCTCTTTATATAAATAAAGAAATGGGAACAGACTATTCTTTGAATGAAATTCAAGACTACATAACAACTCCTAGAAATATTCCAGAAGAAAATAAACAGATAGTAATAGATAAGAAAACTTCAAAATATAATGGTGTCAGTTATAGTTCTAAAAGGAAATATTATGTAGCTGGTATTAAATACAATGGTAAGTCATATTGCTTAGGAAATCACAAAGACGAAATTGAATGTGCAAAATTGTATAATCAACAAGCAATGTATTATAATGAGAATTTTTATACAGAATATAAATTAAATGATATTAGCGATTACATTACAATTGCAAAGAATATTTACCAAGAAATTCAAGATAAAAAAATAGAAAAAAAGACTTGTCAATATTACGGTGTAACATTATCTAAAAGAAATGATAAATATAGAGCTTTATTAGTTCATAATAAAAAACAAATACATATAGGTTTCTTTGAAAATGAATTAGATGCAGCTAAAGCATACAATAAAAAAGCATCTGAATTAAATTCAACAACTAATTCTAAATACAAGTTAAATGAAATCTAATCAACCTAAAATTTACATTTTTAAAAATACAATAAAAATGTAAAATTGAAGTTTAGAAAATAATTACACTGCTAATTCTAACCCAATCCAACCCTTATATCGAATACCATTCAAAGAAGAATCTGTATATATATATCTTATATTATCAAACCTACGTCTTATCCACGACTCTAAATCTATTCTAATACGATTAGCTACACTTGAATGTATGTTTTTTTTATCAAGATAAGATTCACATACATCTTTTAAATTTAACAAACTATTATGACGTTCTCTAATGTTTTTATCCAACCAATTGCAAAAATCAACGTTTTCAGCGTTGTATTCTGGTGGTCTATCCGTTTTATCATTTATTGTAAATTTAACACCACTTTCTAAACGTTTTGTCAACTCATCGTTTGAAATATGCTTATAACAAGACTTTAACGTATCAATTGTAGAACCAACAACTGTTATTATACGTTTAATATATTCTGGATTACAATCAAAAAATTCACGATTTGAATTACAACGATATCTATCTAATATATAATGAACATTCTTTTCTAATAAATCCGAATTACTCGTTTTGAAATCAAAAACTACCTCGATTTCTCTATTATTCCCTGTTTGTAACCCTTTTACTCTATTATTAATGTCTTTTGTTTTTCCAACTTTATAACCACCATCTGTTCTAATTATGTAAACGTGACCAGTTTTCTCTATTTCTTCGTATGTTTTTTGTTTATAAAGATGTAATTCTCTTTGTGTTTCTTCAATTTGTTTATTACGTTCCTCTAACTTTTTTTCAAGTTCGTACTTGCCATTCTTTCTTATTTCTTCAACTACTTCACACACCCAATCTTGAAATTGTTCTGCTATTTTTTTACGAGATCTCATAAGAACTTTGTATAAACCTTGTTCTGTAAGAAATGTTGTATTTTGTTGTCCACCAAGGGTGTCAGTTAAACTGACTACCTTTTGTTTATTGTTAAAGTTTTTGATAACTTCTCTGATATTAGACATACCAAGTAAATCACCTATATCTTTTGCTTTAAAAAGTGGTTCGTCATATGTACCATATACTTGTATATTCAAACCATTAAATTGTTTTACCAACAAGTTATCACTATTTATATTATCTAATTGAATTTGATTATTTTCAAGTAATGTTATGGTATTTACATTTGTCAATGTGGTTTCGATGTTCATATGTTGTACAATAAATAACATCTTTAAACTCGAAAATTATTTTTCAATGTTCTTTTCGAATTTAAAGTTAATATACTTTATAAAATGAATACAGTTGAGACTTTAAAACCCGCCAAAACTTAAAGTATATATTTTTAGTTTTTTGAAAAAGGTCTAATTTTATCGAGGGAACCCGCCAAACCCACCAAAACCCACCAAAAACCCGCCAATTATGGTGTCCACGTCAAAACCCGCCAATTTGGCAAGACTTTTATATATTTTTTTTTTGTCACTTTTTTACTTTTTATTTTTTTTGAATTTTTTTTTTTCAAAATTATAATTGCCAAATTGGCGGGTTTGGCGGGTTCCCTCCATTTTTGGCGGGTTTTTGGTGGGTTTTGGTGGGTTTGGCGGGTTCCCTCGATGATTTCTTATGTTTCATGTATTTTTAGTTATTTTTTAATTATTTTTTAAAAAAAAAACTATAAGAAAAGAACAATATATATGAAAAGAATGAAACAAAAAACAGTAAAAAAATTCCTTAATTTTTACTAAAAAACTAATGATTTACAAAACAAAATGAAACCATAAAATGACCTTTTTTCACAAATTTCAAAATATTCTAAAATATTCTAAAAACTTTAAAATATGGTCTTGAAAATGCATATTCTAGACATAAATTTGAATCGTGGTCTCAAAAAAAATAATCTAAAAAAATTCCTTATTTTTTTTAAAAAAAATTAAGCTTTTGTAAAAAAGCTTGAGACCATAAACGTGCTTCAAATAAAAATTTTTATAAAAGTACTATTTTTGAAAGAAAATGGTCTTAAAAAATAAGGAAATTGTCATTTTTTTAAAGTATGGTCTCGTAAAACAAAAAAACGGTTATAAAAAAAATTCCTTATTTTTTTAAAAAAAAATTAAGCTTTTGTAAAAATCTTGAGACCATAAACGTGCTTCAAATAAAAATTTTTACAAAAGTGCTTTTTTTGAAAGAAAATGGTCTTAAAAAATAAGGAAATCGCTATTTTTTTAAAGTATGGTCTCATAAAACTAAAAAACGGTTATAAAAAAAAATCCTTAATTTTTTCTAAAAAAATTAAGCTTTTGTAAAAATATTGAGACCATAAACGTGCTTCGGGTAATGTTTTTTTAAAATCTAGTTTTCTAAAAATGTATGGTCGTAAAAAATAAGGATTTTGATATTTTTTAAAAAATTATGGTGTAGTAAAAAATCTTATTTATTTTATGTATTTTATGTATTTTAATTTGTGTTGTGTATGTATTTTTGGAAATTTAAATTATTATATATTAATATATGCCAACAACAGATGAGGTTTTAAGACCGTTAAATATCGAGAGTTCAAATCATCTTCTTTGTCTTGGTACTGGTATATACGGGACAGTTAATAAACGTTTACAATTAAAGAGATACTTGAATTTTTTTAAAATTATGAATTCGATAACTAGTGAAAATTTATATAAAGATTTTTTTAAAATAGTAGATAGAATTCCGCCAAGTTCTGCAAATGGAACAGTTTTTGTAATACAATTCAAGTGGGATTGGTCAGATGGTAAGAAATTTTTAGTAAAAGTGCCATTGAGTATTGGTGAGGGTGATTCGTTAATGTACGAGTATTATATTGGAATTGGTCTAAATCATTTCAAATTAAATGATAAGCCAAGTATTTTTTCATCAACATATGGATGGAAAACGTGTGGTCTTGATAATAAATTAATACCCGAAAAGGATCCACGTACTGGTAAATATAGACACAAACCTGTACAGGATTTATCTACGTTATCATTATGTGACCAGAATAGCGAGTCAAGATTTCATTTGATTACAGATTTTGTATATCATCCAGAAAAAGATCCAAAAACAAAGATAGAGACTCTTACTGAATATCTTACGCGTTACAAAGTAACAATGAGTGATCCTAATGTGAGTGATGTCGAGATTAATAGATTAGAGGGGAATATTATTACTATATTAATTATAGTGTTGTCAAATTTGCATATAGCATATCAAGAATCAAAGTTTACACATTATGATTTACATCCTGGTAACGTATTAATAACTCATTTAAAAAATCCAACTGAAATAAAAATAGACAATCAGGGTAATACAATTTTGACATCAGTTGTTCCTACGATTATTGACTATGGAAGAAGTTATATTAATCCAAGTATTGTAGATATTGAAACAAAGTATATTAAAGAATATTTGAAGCCAAAAAGTAGTGGTCCTGTTATTTATGAAGATGAAATATTACCAGGTGAAAAATTTACATACTTTAAAGACTATCAAACAAGTTTGTTTAGCGTTGTAAATTATGATATGATAAAAGGAGCACCTTCGACTAATAAGATGTTTACTAGTAAAGATGATCAAATTACCAAGTGGATAAATACATATAAAGATATGTTTGGTAGAGTGCCAGAACAAACAATACGTAAATATATAATTGAAAAAATATTTAACAAACATTTCAAGACTACTTCATATGTTCCTTTAGTTCCTTCATATGATAGGAATGGAAAAATTATGAGGTTTTCTTTTGGAATAAATTCCGATTCACCTAATAAACGTTATGATTTTTATAGATTGTGTAGTATTGTGATAGATTATATGATAGATGCAAATAAAATAAGGAGTACGAAATATGAAGATTTATGGAAGGGGTTAAAAAAACAATTTGATATAGAATATCCTTTTTATGATAATTTTGGTTATTCCTTACCGTGTGATTATCATATAACTTCATTTATTGGAATGTTAAATACTAGATTAAACTTTATAAAACCTTCTTGGAATTACTGGTTTATGACGTCTGGTGATGTTGCCAGATTTTTGTATTCTATAAAAATTGACTATGAATTCTATAATGATTATATGAAACAAGATATAATGCAATTTGGTGGTGATTTATTAAAAAATGAATTCAATCTGTTAGATATTAATAATATGAATATCGAGGGAAATTTAGATAAAAGAGATTTCGATAAAATAGATTTAGAAAAACATTTTTTAAATCAATCAGGTTATGTTCAAAGAATGTTTCCTCAAGTCAACAAAGGTGTATCTAAAGCTTTAGATGCAAAAGGTGGTAGTTTAGATGCAAAAGGTTCTTCTGAAAATGAAAAAACGTTTTCTGAAAATGAAAATGGATTAAATTCTAATTTGCAGAAATTATTAGATATTTTATCAAAAGATAAAACCATAGAATACACGCAATATTTTGACGAAGATGAAAAAATAGGTGTGTTAGCTATTCCAGTATCAAACTTTTTTGATAAACGATATTTGCAACAACAAATTGAACGATCCGAAAAGGATTTAGGATTTATTCAAACAATGAAACAAAGTAGTATTAATAGTCTTGCTAGCTATGTATTAGATGAGATGAAAGAAAAAAAACAGATGAAAAAAAGGTTAGAAAAGGTGAGTAACATTTAGATGATATTTACGATTTACGGATTTAATAATCTTTCATAATTTGTTAAAGGATATTAGAATATTTACTAATAATAATATTTTTTTTTATTTGTTATTAATAAAACACAATGGGTAACTTAGTTTCTTCTGAAGCAGTTTATAATAAACAAGATACTGAAACTTTGTTTACTAAAAAATCTGATATATATACAAAAAAAGAAAGTGATACTCGATTTCAACCTAAAGGTGAGTACCAACCAAAGGGTGATTACGCTGTTGTAGAAGGTGTATATGTAAAAGCAGATGTATATAATAAAACTGAAAGTGATACTCGATTTCAACCCAAAGGAGAGTATGCTTTAACAACTGCTTTAGCTGGTTACCAAGAGAAGGGTGATTACGCTTTAAAAAGCGCTTTAGATGGTTACCAACCAAAGGGTGATTACGCTTTAAAAAGCGCTTTAGATGGTTACCAACCAAAGGGAGATTACCAACCAAAGGGTGATTACGCTTTAAAAAGCGCTTTAGATGGTTACCAACCAAAGGGTGATTACGCTTTAACAACTGCGTTGGGTAATTACGCTTTAAAAAGCGCTTTAGATGGTTACCAACCAAAGGGTGATTACCAACCAAAGGGTGATTACCAACCAAAGGGTGATTACCAACCAAAGGGTGATTACCAACCAAAGGGTGATTACGCTTTAACAACTGCGTTAGCTGGTTACCAACCAAAGGGAGATTACGCAGTTGTAGGAGGTGTATATGCAAAAGCAGATGTGTATAATAAAACTGAAAGTGATACTCGATTTCAACCCAAAGGAGAGTATGCTTTAACAACTGCGTTAGCTGGTTACCAACCAAAGGGTGATTACGCAGTTGTAGGAGGTGTATATGCAAAAGCAGATGTGTATAATAAAACTGAAAGTGATACTCGATTTCAACCCAAAGGAGAGTATGCTTTAACAACTGCGTTAGCTGGTTACCAACCAAAGGGTGATTACGCAGTTGTAGGAGGTGTATACGCAAAAGCAGATGTGTATAATAAAACTGAAAGTGATACTCGTTTTCAACCAAAGGGTGATTACGCAGTTGTAGGAGGTGTATATGCAAAAGCAGATGTGTATAATAAAACTGAAAGTGATACTCGTTTTCAACCAAAAGGAGATTACGCTTTAACAAGTACTTTAGCTAGTTATGCAAAAAACACTGATATAACAAATACTTTAACTAGTTACGCAAAAAAGACTGATATACTAAAAGGTGACAAAGGTGATAAAGGTGATAAAGGTGGTGTACAAATTGATGATACTAGATCTGCCAATTCACCACCATCATTTTATAGAGCTAAAGGTGTTAATAAATATTTCGAATTAAAAACAAAAACGGTAATTGGAACACCTTCTAAACAAGAGTATAATTATCTTGAAACTATTGTAAGTTGGAAAGACGCATCTGGTGGTCCAGTTGTTCAAATTGCATATGGTGAAAATGCATATTATAGACAATCTATTGATGAAAATACTTGGAGTCCTTGGAGGATAATAGCACAAACTGATGCAAATGGAACTTTGATAGCAACAAAACCAGATAATTGGAATTCAGCTGTTCAAATTGGTAGTACAAACGATCCAAAAGATTCAAATATTTACAGTTTATCTTTTGGTAAAGGTGATAGTGGTACTTGGACAGGTATGGGACTGGTTCCAAATGATAAAAAAGCATTTGGTAATTCAACAGGTCCAGTTCTTGGTACGCATATTCAAGAAATGGGTGAATGGGGTATTATGAGCAGTGGTTGGAATAAACTTTTTGCTGTACAAGGGAAAACAGGAAATGTAAAAGTAAAAGGTAATTTAGAAGCAACTGATATAACAGCAACTGGCAATACACAAATAGCAAATGCGTTTGTGAGTAACGATTTGTGGTTCAATGGTCCTACAAATAAGTGGATTTTCCACACGCCAGATGATGGTCGTACAGAGATGTATATTGCTCCATCAACTGACGCTAAAAATGATTGGAATTGGCCTAATGCTACAATTTTTTACAAAGATGGTAGTATAACAACAAAAAAGCTTACAGCAACTGATCTTAATGCAACTAATGTTAACGCAACCAATATTTGTAATAGAGATAATAAAGACTGTATAAATTTCAATGACATTAGAAATGTCATTACTCAGAACAATGCACTTCGTGCTGAGGTTAATAGTCTAAAAGCGGGTAATATTCCAAGTCAAACCATTACACTAGGTGATGGTGATAATCGATGGCAAATCCAAGGTGATTGGTGGGAAGGTGATCGTAATAACAAAGCTTTAATATTTAGGAAAATATTCAATGATGGAAATGGTGATGCTGACTCGATGATTCTTACATCTGGAGGTATTGTAAAAGCAAAAGATAATGTATATAGTGAAAAATGGAAGAAATATTTGTAGGTAAAATAGACAAATAAGGAAAAGTGGAGGTTAATTTTTATTAAATATTTTTTTGTTTTTTTTAAATATATATATATATATATATATATATACAATGGGTAATTTAGTTTCTTCTGATGCGGTTTATAAGAAATCTGATATATATACAAAAAAAGAGGTTGATGATATAATAAAAAATTTAAACACGGCTTACACAAAACAAGAAGTAGATGATATAATAAAAAATTTAAACACGGCTTACACAAAACAAGAAGTAGATACAAAGTTCGCTACGGCTTACACAAAACAAGAAGTAGATGCTAAATTAGCTACGGCTTACACAAAACAAGAAGTAGATGCTAAATTAGCTACGGCTTACACAAAACAAGAAGTAGATACAAAGTTCGCTACGGCTTACACAAAACAAGAAGTAGATACAAAGTTCGCTGATTTAAAGAAGGAATATGTTTGGTGTGCAGATGGTCAGATGTGTAAGGTACCAGATGCAAGTAATGGATTAAGTATAGGAGGTTACTCTATTATGAAGAATGATAGTAAATTATGTTTGAAATTTGGTGAAAAATCATATTGTTTTGATGGTAATACAGTTTCTCAATCGTAATCATATAAATATAAATCCAATAATTTTTTTTGAATTTATATTTTAAGTAAAGATGGACAGTGGTTTTATTAATCAGTGTATTCAGAGTGCATACGTGAAACAAAGTAAATGTACACAAAAAGTGTTAAATATACCTGGTATGTGTGGTGAAATTACTAGACACTTGTATAATAATTTATGTTCGTTGAATGATTGTAATCTTTTAGAAATAGGTTGTTGGAAGGGGGCATCTACAATAGCTGCACTTTATAATAACAAGGTAAACGTTTCAGTTATAGATAATTGGTCTGAATTTGGATCTCCGTGTTTTGAATTTAATAAAAACATATCAAAATATTTACCTGATTACAAGTTACAAATAATTAATGAAAATTGTTTTCGTCTAAAAACGAGTTTACAGTATAAATCGTATAATATATTTATTTACGATGGGTCTCATAATATAGAGGATCATAAAAAGGCAATTATTACTTTTTGGGAATATTTATCAGATACGTGTATTATAGTAATAGATGATTGGAAATGGGATGATGTTAAAAAGGGTACAATGCAAGGTCTTGATGCAGTTAATGCAAATGTAATAAAAAAATGGGAGTTGTATGATCAGGTAGATGAAAATAAAGATGGAGTTTGGAATGGATGTTGTATTTTTTTAATAAAAAAGTAAATAGTAAATTCATTCATTAATGTAAAGTTGTATTTAATAAAAAAATAAATAATTTTTTTAGTTTTTAGAAGACACTGATTATGAATGTATTGAAGTATACTCATAGGTTTAATAACACAGAACAACTTGGTATTTTGGTAGAAAGAGCAATGTGTGATATAGTAAAAATACCTTTTAATACAAAAAGAAAATATGATAGTTTACCAGGTGATGTTGTTAATGATATATCTGAAACAGTTGGTCCGGTGTTAAAAAAGATGAAATTACAACACGTTGGAAATTTAAATACGACATATGATTTTGTGAATAGTGAGAATAATACTACGATTTCTGTAAAAACGTTAATGAAAGGGAATCGTATATGTCCTCAGCATATAGGACAATGTAGCTTAAATAGTTTATCGTCAAAATTGGGTAAACATTTTGATAAAATTGAAACATTTAAGAATTATTTTATGGATAATAAGATAGATATGTTAACAAATTATTTAGTAAATTGTTTTTGTTGTGATATGACGATTATATATAAATTTGATAAAGGGATTGTGTATATAATTAGAAGGCGAGGTGATATTAAATTTACGAATGAGTTGTTTTTATCTACGTCAAAGTTATTATGTGATTGGAACGAGTCGAATACAGTATATGTTAATGAGCTAAACTTAAATGAAAAGCGTTTATCTATTGGAGAGTTACAGATTCATAAAAATAGGAATTGTGTAAAGTTTCGTTTTAATGTTGATACATTAGTTGAAATGATAAAGAGTGGTTATATTGAAAATTTATCTGTGGACGTTTATAATTTAAAAACGAAATACTCTTTTACAGTAGAAAAGAATATGAAAGAAAAGAATACGAAAGAACAGAATACGAAAGAAAAGAATACAAAAGAACAGAATACGAAAGAAAAGAATACAAAAGAAAAGAATACGAAAGAAAAGAATACGAAAGAAAAGAATACGAAAGAAAAGAATACGAAAAAAAAGTTATGTTTTCAGAGTTTTAATTATTTGGGTAGTAAGATGAAGTTGTTGGACTTTATAAAAGATACAGTATGTGATTATACTAATAAGAGTAGTTATAAAGATGTTACTAGTTTTGCTGATATATGTAGTGGTACAGGTGTTGTATCATTTGATGTATTAAAAGGTGGTTGTAATAAAATTTTAACTAATGACATTCAAAATTATGCTTATGTGGTATCATCTGTTTGGTCAAAAAATGGAATGGATATACAAAAGTTAAAAAAGATTGTTGATGGTTTAAATGATGAATTATCTAAGGTACAAGAAATTGATTTGCCAAATGTAGACAATCTAGACACAGGTAGTTATTTTATATATAGCAATTATACAGAAGCTGGTCCAGATTATAGGTTATATTTAACAAAGATGAATGGTTATAAGACGGATTATATAAGGAAACATATAAATCGTTTACGAGAAAGGGGTGATTTGAATGATAAAGAGTATCGTTTATTGTTAAAATTGTTATTATATGCGGTATCATCTGTGAGTAATATTGCTAGTGTGTATGGTGCGTATTTAAAAAAATACAAGAAAGTTGCTTTGAAAAATATAGTTTTAAACTGGAGTCTTGTTGAATCTTTAGTGGATGATGATATACAACACGAATGTTATAATAGTAATATTAGTGATTTGTTAAATAGTAAAGATTTTTCCGATTATGAAGTTGTTTATATGGATCCTCCTTATGTTGCAAATAGAAGTTATCACGATAATTATCATTTATTAGAGACAATTAGTCGTTATGATAATCCAAAGATAAAGGGTAAGACGGGATTAAGAGAATTGGTAGATACAAAATCAAAGTTTTGTTCAAAACGCGATGCGTTTGATGAGTTCAAGGTTGTTTTATCAAAAATTAGATCAAGATATATATTTATAAGTTATTCATCTGAGAGTGTTGTATCAAAGAGTGATATGATGGAATTATTAGAAAATGCAGGTTGGAATGATGTAAAATGTTATGAGAAACAGTATCAAAGATTCAAGTCAAATAAGAATAGTGATGAAAAACAACCAAAGAATATTATCGAGTATATATTTTGTGGAAAGAGAACAGATTAAAAATAGATGAATTTTATAAAATAGATAAATTTTACAAAATTAAAATAAAAATATAGATTAAATGAATTATTATTTAACATTAGATTACTTTAGATATAGATATGACAAAATGAAATCTTATTGGAATAAGACGTTTAATATGTTGAAGACTGACACTGGCACTGGCACTGGCACTGACGCTGAATGTACATTGATAAATATAAACAAAACAACCTATGATTTAGAACAGAAATATGTATCTTATGATGAATTATGGGAATTACGACTAGAAAATACACTGTATCTGAATTTGTGACCTAGACTAAATAAAAAATTGAATTTTTTTTCGAGTTTGTAAGAAAACAAATGTCTTTTAACTTTTTACAACAATTCGCATCCATTAACATTAATGACAATGTCAATGACAATCGCAACAACAATGACAACAACTCTAAAGCAATTAAAAATGTAAAAACAGAAAAAAATGTAAAAACTCAAAAAAATGTAAAAACTCAAAAAATTATTAAAAAAAATGGTTTTGTGCACGGTATTAATGTTGTAATGAAGACTGGTGAATACAAAGGTTATGATGGTTTTGTGTACGAGTGTTTGCCTGAAAAGGTAAATCTTATGTTAAAGAATTATTCTTATGTGTTTATTAAAGATTACAAGGACAAGAAAATTGGTGACAAATTAAATTTGAATGGTGATAAAATAGTATCTAAAATTGATGTTTTGTACAAGGTGTTAATTGAAGGTGAGACTGTACAAGAAATTAATTTACCGATGGATCATTTTGTAAGATTTGTATTTTTTATGAATGGTAAAGTTCAAAGAGTTGGTCAGATTTTAAAGGTATATGATACATCGTACGAAGTTGTAATGATGGATATTAATATGTCAAAGAATGATGTTAATGCTGTTATGAAAATGCTTTCAGATGGTTTGTTGACTGATAAAATTTATAATATGTATGGAGAAAAAAATTTGGTGATGAAGAATGAATGTTTTGATGAATATTATATGGTTTGTAAACGTTCAGAAAAAAGTGAAGTTGATTATTTTGCAAAGTATGGTAAAGTATGCTTGGAAATTCCTGAACAATATCTTGTAGTGAATGAAAAATTTTTGAGTGTAAGTAAATCGATGGTGAAGATTGATGGTAAGAGAGTAAAAGTAAAAAGTGGTATTTACAAAAATTCTGAAGGTGAATTGGTTGATATTCAGGAAGCTTCATTAGAAGTAAGTATAAATGCTTTATGTAAAGTGATACATAATCATTACATATATGTAAATGGTTATTATACACAGAGAAAAATTTATGTATCGGATGTATTTTACAAGGATTTATTATTAAAGAATGGTAATTATTTTGAGGTAAAGGAATGGTATGATGATTGTATTTCCGGTGTTGAAAAGATTGGAACAACTTATGCGGAAACAATTATAAAGGCCGATGATATTGATATGGCTATGTCAGGTTTTATGGTTATTTACAATACCGATACCAATACTAAAAAGTATAATTTAGATAATAATTCACAAGTATTATATGATGAAAATGAAATTTTGCCTTGCAATTCAGATGATAACGGTGATGATGTCGATGACATTGATAATTCAAACGATGACTATGGGGATCACGATAATGATAATGATAGAGAAAATGTTGATGATTATGTGTTTGATTCGAATGAAGGTCAAATGAAAGAAACGTTCAAGGATTTTGAGAGATCTGGATTTTCGGATAAAAAATTTTCCAAAGATGAAAAAGAGTATATGAAGATGATTGAAAAGTGTAGTGCGATAATAGGAGAGACAAATGAGAAATATGGATTGTTGGACAAAGTTGTTGATGCAGTTAATACTTTAAAATCCGAATTAGAAAAGATTTCTGTTTTGGAATGGAAAAGTACAGATGTTAAATATTTGGTTGCTTGCTTGTATATATATGAAATGATAAAGAATGGTTATAATGTGACTATTTATGATTTTAGAAAATATGTTTCTAAGTTGTATGATTCTGGTTATATGACAAAGTCGTCTATAATGGATAGTGTTTATACTAATGTGTATGAAAATCTTGATGAAACTAGTTGTTGGAAATTAATAGAGACTTCACGTGAAGACAAGAAAAACTTGAAGATGTTGTATAAAAATGGAAAGTATGCAGACATTATAAAGGATATGATGGAACGTTGTTTTACATTATTGAATCATTGGTTTGGTAAAGTATGTTTTAGTATTGATGATTGTAAACTGGAATGGATTCCTATTTCTAAACCGAATACTATCAGACAATATCCTAAATATTTTTTAACAACTGAAGATATTGTAAATGATAGACAAGTAGATACGGCAAATAAGATTATTTGGGGTCCAGAGTCTCAAAAATTAATAAGAAAATTGAAGAGTTCATTGAATGATCGTTTAGAGAAAGAAGATAAGGATCTTTCAAAACTTATTTATAAATTTGTTATAGATAACATTGATAATGCTCCTTTTGTATTAAAGCGATTGGAAAATTCTGATGATAAATTGGATAAATTAAAATTTAGAGAGTTGAAAAAGGCATTTGATATTTTTTCAGGTAAATTAAAGATATTTGTTGAAAAGAAAAAGATGGAGAAGAGTAATAGTTTACAGACGATTATGGAAGAAAAAGAATCTTTGATGAAGAGAAGAGAATCTATTTGTTTAAAGAGATCTTGTGGAGATGATTATGAAGATTTGTCAAACAAAATAGTCAAATTAACTGTTAATGTATAATTAACTAAAATAATATAACATATACACAAAATAATATAATAATATAATAATATACACATTTAACTTTAATACACATTTAACTTTAATACGCCTTTAACTTTAATACGCCTTTACTTATTAATGTATAAGGTGCATTTTATGTTATTTTTTTTATTGAATATTAATAAAAAGAATGAATATAGAAGATTTGGATAAGTTATTGTCTGAAGCTATATTAAATCGTGAGAATCAAGATAAAAGTGATTCGTCAAGTGATGATGATGAGTTTAATGATTTAATAAGAGAAATAGAAGGTGATTTTGAACTTGAAGACAAACTTGAAGACAAACTTGAAGACAAACTTGAAGACAAACTTGAAGACAAACTTGTTGAAATTGATAGAAGGGTTACAGATAAAAATACTGTATTTCGTCATTCTAAGTATGGTATTTTGAGGAGTGGTGTATACAAGGGTAAAGAAGTTGATATAAAATATACAATACCTGGTAAATTAGAACTAGAGGTTAGTGTGAATGAAAATATTGTATCATATACAGAATTGAACAAAGGTGATATTATAGATAATTGTGTTATATTAACTAATTTAGGTAACAATATGTATTTGGGTAGTTGTAAAAAAGTTGCTTTCTTAGATGAAAGTGATGTTATTCGTATTGAAGGTGATTTAGTTGAAATAACGAATGGTCCATTAAATGGTATTCAGGGTGTTATAAGAAATATATATAAAAAGAGAGTTGGAGTTATTATGGATGATATGCCTTTAACAGTTGATGAAGATATTATTTTTTACAAGGACTTGTTATTAAAAAATGGTAAATATTTTAATGTAACAAAAGTTGATAAAGACACTGAGGTCTTTATTGGATATACATTAGATAGTAATGAAATGATTAAAATATCAAAGGACGAAATAAGAGATATGATGCCAGGATTTAGTTTTGGTTCTGTATTAGATGAAGAAGATTATCTACAAGACGACCTATATCTACAAGACGACCTAGATCGTCAAGGCGACCAGGATCAACAAGACCAAGAAGATATTGAGTTTGATGAAAGAGATATAGATCGTTTTGGTTTACAAGGAGACACACGAGACACACGAGACACACGAGACACAGTAGAGGACACAGAAGATATAGAAGATACAGAAGGTAAAGAGACGTTTACGTTTAGAGATGTTGAACGTGTATCTAAGGCGTTCAAGGGTTGGTCTGATAAACAACAGAAATATGTTAGTTTAATAAAAAATGTGTTGCGTTCTATTGATTTGGATGAAAATATATTAAATATATTTAATTTGGTTGAAAAGGTTGATGATGTATTGGGTAGATTTGACAAGAGCATTATGGATTCTGGTGAAAATTTCTATATATATTCTTCATCTATAGATCTTCAACTGATAATAGCGTGCTTGGTTGCATATGAATTGGTTGTATTAGGTGAATTTGGTGGTAAATCTATGTATATAAGTAAATTATATAACAAGCGTTATTTTACAGGTTCTGTTGCGAGATCAGTGTTGGTTGAATTACCGGAAGTTTTTGTGTGTAAAGAGTTAAAACGTACGAAATTGGATTTTGACAGAGTAAAGATGTTATTTGGATGTTTTAATAGATTAATTCAAGAGATGCTTGGTATAATGATTGAACTTGATGTTAAAAAGACAGAATTTAAATATGAATTAGTTCCTAGAAAGGAATCGACATATATTAAGAAGAGTTTTATATTACCAGAAGAATTAGTGAGTGGTATGGTTATAGGTGATTCTGATATATCTAGAAATATATTATGGGGTCCTGTTTATAGAGAGAGGATAGAGGATTGGAAAAATATAATAAGTAAAAAAATAGAATCATCGAGTGGAAGTCCCTTAACTAAAAAAGTATATGAGTTTATTAGAAACAATGTAGAAAAATCACCTTTAGTATTGCGTGATTTGAGAAATAAAGTTGTGTTATTTTTAGGTGAACACGTTGAAAATAAATTAGATATAGATGTGTTACAAGCAGCATTAGATGTAATACAAGATGTTATTAATGGCGTTAATAAAACTGTAAGTGAATCAGAGTATGAGATGATGCATAAATATGTACGTTTGAATGATTTTGTAAATAATTTTTTGAATGATATAGCTAAATTAATAGAGTACAATAAGAAGAAAAAGCAAGAGCGTTTGATTGAGGTAGAATCAGAAAAGATGTTATTATCAGAGAAAAGAGAGGGTGCAGAGAAAAGGATGACTTTAATGGATAAGATATCTAATATATTGACAAGGACTATTGATGAAAGTTTTGATGATACTTGTAAAGATAACAATTGTAAGATGAAGACATTGATGGATAAGGTTAGGAGGGTTTTGGGTAGTCAAGAAGAAATGTTGTTTAGTCAAGAAGAGGTTGATTTATTACAGGATTTTGTTGCAAAATATGGTGACAAGTATCCAATTGTTGAAAAAAAGGCGATACCAAAGATACCAAAGATCATTTTAAGATTAAGTAAAAAAGAAGAACAAGAACATGAGGTAAGTGATATTGAAATACCAAAGCCACCAAAAATACCAAAGATCATTTTAAGATTAAATAAAAAAGAACAAGAACCTGAGGTAAGCGTGAGTGATAGCGTAAGTGATAGCGTAAGTGATAGCGTAAGTGATAGCGTAAGTGATAGCGTAAGTGATAGCGTAAGTGATAGCGTGAGTGATAGCGTAAGTGACGTGAGTGATAGCGTAAGTGATAGCGTAAGTGACGTGAGTGATAGCGTGAGTGATAGCGTAAGTGATAGCGTAAGTGATAGCGTAAGTGACGTGAGTGATAGCGTGAGTGATAGCGTAAGTGATAGCGTAAGTGAAATACCAAAGCCACCAAAAGCACCAAAGATCATTTTAAGATTAAGTAAAAAAGAACAAGAACCAGAGGTAAGTGATAGCGTAGAATTATCTAAATTGGCAAAAGATGAAAAGTCAATATCAGATGAGATATTAAAATTTCCAAAACTGGTGTTGAAATTGAAAAAACCAGCTGAATTGAAGAAATTTACAAAACAAGATTTTCAAAAAAAATTATGTAAGAAAGGTTTAGGTGGGTGGACAAAGGAAGATCTTTTAAAAATATGTAAAGACCTTGATATAAAATTAACGTCAAAGGACAAATCTTCTAAGGAATTATTATGTGTGCGAATTAATAATTATTTTAATAAGGATGAGGATAAGTCTGGTGGGGGTTTGGATACTAAACCTGTATCGAAAGTATCATTGGCTAACTTATTTGTAGGTGATAGTGTTGATGATATAGAATCATTGGACGAGTTTATTAGGTATGTGTTATACGAGTGTTCTAATTGTGTAGAGGACGTCAAAATAGATGAAATAGGTGGATCCAAGTTGTATAAAAATTATAAAAACAAAGGTGTTTGCAAGGAGATAAGAATGGATGATTTATCTGATGATTTTAAAAAGAAGTTTCGAGGTGAAGATCAGAAGTATATGAAGACTTTATTAGCTCAAAAGACTATCGATTTGTTTGTGAAGCGGGGTTTATTAAAAAAACGTGGTAACGTATATTATTTATTGAATACGAATCGTAGATTGTCTTGGAACAATATAAAACAATTAAAAATGCATCATTTAAATGATTTAAATAAGGAAACGAAGAGTGAAATAGTTGAGATATTTGGTAAAGAGTATGATTTATTGACATTAGTAAAAGTTTTGTTTTGGTATTTTAGAAAGGCAATAGTTGATTCTATATTGTATGATGTAATAACACGTGCAAAGAGTTTGTATAATACGGATGATATAGTAGCATTGAGTGTAGGGTCTACAAAACTGACATCGGATTATGATATATCGGTTGATAGTTTATATGAGATATGTGGATATATAATAAAGAAGTTTATAAAGGTAATAGAGAATATATTTAATGATGATTCGGAGGGATTATTTGATACAAATGTATATGGTGTGTCATTTACAAAAAGTAAACGAGATAAAGAGGTTTTTAAAATGGAACATAAATGTAATCGAGATGAAAAAGGGACTGTGAATTATATATCTATAGAGGGGTCTTTGGATATGGATGTATCTCAGATGATATGGTCTTATATAAAGTTATTATTAAAGATGAGTTTTATATTAAAACAGGATGATAAATTATATGAAAAGATGTATAGTTATTTGGAGGACAAATTAGAAAAAAATATATTTTTCGACAAGGCTTTGGGTTTTGTGAATATGTATAAATCAAACGTTGATAATTACAAGAATATTGTTGATAAATATGATGAATATATGTCACGAAATTCTAAGATTGGTAAGGGTGATTATTTGACGAGTAATTTTATAAGTTTTGTGAATTACAATGGTTCAGAGACGTATTTGACATCAGGTGCATTTTTGGATGTAGTGATAAATCAACAGTTATGTTTGAACAAGGATCAAATAAATTTATCTAAGCCGTATATGTATTTTATATCGTTTATAGAGAATATGTCAGATTTATTAACTCATTATCACAAGACAAAATATACAACGAGATCAGAAAAGGCATTGATAAATATGGAAAAATTATTACAAAATGATCCAGATTCAAAATCGAGTGTTGTAATATCAGAGATAAAGGATATATTAAAGTGGATTGGTATTACACAGAAGAAGTGTGTTGATGATATATATAAATGTCAGGTATTTGATTTAATGTATACGATTATATATAGTATAGTCAAGGTATCAGATATGTTTTACGAGTATATTATTAAAAAATTTGGAAAGGATGTAATAGCAAAAAGTGCCGATCTTTTTAGTAAATTAGAGTTTCCAGAAGTGATGAAACAAGATGTTTTATCTATAATAGAATCCGAGTCTCCAAAAAAATAATTTAGTATTAAAGTGTATATAATAAATAATTAATATATACATTTACTCATAAGGTAATATAATCGTCATACCTTTGTAAATTGCAAATTTTGTAAATGTTGTTCCCATAACAAGTGTTCTAAAATGTATATTACTTTTAATCTGATTATTATGGAATGGGTTCTTATCATAATATGACCATTTAAAAATTCTGTTCATCTTTATTCTCGTTTCTGAATCAGAATAATCATATATCTTTAATAATAATTCAACGGGTAATGTCATATTACTATTATATATTCGTATGTTTAAATTCTTCAAACATCCACAATGTCTTTTTTATTTTATATTTGGTACATACACCTACTAAAAATGAAAAAATTGATCATTTAACAAAGTTGTTAAATGATCAATTCATTTAATAATATTGTAAATCATTCTAATATATATTTCCATTTAAAACCACCACTTGTTTGTTTTTTACCATTACAACAAGCTGAAATACTAGAATGAAATGTTTTACACTCTCTTGCAGCATCAGACATTGAAAAAAAAACATTGATTAAATTATTATCGAAATCATATTGACCTACACGTTTAGATTTTGGATTATCGGATCCAGTTAAACGCGTATTTTTAATTTTTTGTTTTGTCTGTTCAGATAATGTTGTTCCCTTTTTTGATTCGGATAATTTTTTACGCATTTCATCTGTCTTTTTTATACCTATCATTGATTCACTTATTTTTTTTCTAGTTTCTATGCTTATTTCTCTATTTTTTAAAGCATTACTTAATTTTTGTTTTGTTTTTTCAGATAAAGGTTTTCCATAATTATGATTATTCTCACCTGTCATCAAATTTTTCATTTGTATTCTTTTAGCACTTGACCATTTTTTACCATACATTGGATTTTTTTCTCCGATTTTTGAATCTGAAATTTTTTTCTTAGTAGTTTCACTAAGGATTCTACCTGTACATCCACCTCCTCCATTTGTAAGATTATATCCTATATCTTTATTTGTTGTTTTAAATATGTTGATATAATACATTTCTAGTTTATTTAACTCTTTTTTAAAATCTGTTAAAGTGACACATTTTATAATATCAACAGGACGTATTAAAAAATTTTCAGTTCCGTATTTGTTCATAGCTTTATGAATTAACATATTGTGAAAATTCTTTTCACAATCTCTTTTGTGTTGTTTAAATCTAATATATAAATTTTTTGATGTTTGTCCAATGTATATTTTATTATTTATAGTATTTTTTATAACATATATCCATCCTGTATACACCTCATTACCACTAAGTTTCTCTAATTGGGACATATGTTATATAGTTACATTTTTTTTTAAATTGTAAATAGAATTATGTATAAAAAATATATAATGTATTATATACATATATGTCATTAAGAGATTACAGAATCGATATAGAAAAATTCCCATTTTTTAACAATAAGGCACAAGGTATTGCCTTGTTTGATTTAGTGATTAGTTTTATTGTTGCATATATGATAATTGATTTTTTTGTACCCGAATATATAAAGAATAGTGGTATGTATTATGCAAGTATAGTGCCTTTAGGGGTTATAGTTCATTTATTGATTGGAGCAGATACGTATTTAAATCGTAAATTATTGTCGAATGAATTAAATATATATAAAATTATAATATTAATTAATATTTATTTGATATATTATTTTTATAATAATTAATATCTTAGGAATTATTAAATGTTATATGCCGGGACATTCTAGATTAATAAGCTTTATTTACAGAATTCATTCGGTTACTTTAATACAACGTTGGAAAGGTTTCAAAGTAAAAAATTGATTTTTTTTTAAAAGTTGAAATATACACATCAGTTTGGATGATTTCATTTGTTACGTTTTTGGTTGTTTTGAATGCTGCTTTTGGTCAAAAAGTAATCCCAAATCAATATATTGTCTCTTTCAAAGAGGGACCTGAAACCATTGATTCCTTGGCTTCAAGTTTCATGACTTTTGTAACTGACAAAGTAAGAGCTGCTCATACAAATTCTCGAGTTGGGACCAATTCTCGTATTGTTGGATCTTTTAGCACACAGTTTGTTCCCCCTGGTCAACTTGGAAAATATTCCATCGGTTCTTTCAGAGGTGTAGCTATTAAAATTCCTGCAGGTCTTAATATCACCATGAATGATTTGAAGAACAGTAATGTTTTGGATATTGAACAAGACAAAGAAGTCTCTCTTTCTGCGACCCAGACGAATCCTGTTTGGGGTCTACGTCGAATCTCCAGCCGCGATTTAAATTCATCTCCTTATTATACGTTTCCTGATTCTGCAGGTGTGGGCATTGACGCTTATGTAATTGATACAGGTATTCGAACATCTCATACTCAATTCGGTGGAAGAGCTTTTTTCGGAGCCAATTTTGTTGGTGGTTCAAATTCGGATGGTAATGGCCATGGTACTCATGTTGCTGGAACAATTGGCGCCTCCACTTTTGGTGTTGCTAAAAGATCCACATTGATTGCAGTCAAGGTCTTGAGTTCCTCTGGATCTGGTTCTACATCTGGAATTATTTCTGGTATTAATTGGGCAGTTAATCGAATGACACAAAAGGCAAGCCCAAAATTAATTTCTGTTGCTAATTTATCTCTAGGCGGTGGTATTTCCACTGCAATGGATAATGCGGTGGCTTCCGCAACAGCTGCGGGTATGGTCATGGTTCTTGCAGCCGGTAATTCAAATGTAGATGCTTGTACTTCTAGTCCAGCTCGAGCACCTTCTGGAATTACAGTGGGAGCCTCTGCTAGCAATGACACCATTGCTTCATTTTCGAACTGGGGAACTTGTGTTGATATTTTTGCCCCAGGAGTCGGCATTCAATCAGCTTGGAGCACATCGAATACTGCAACCAATACTATTTCTGGAACCTCGATGGCTGCACCACATGTTGCCGGAGTTGTTGCTTTGGCTTTGGCTGATTATGCTTTTACCACGGCCCAACAAGTCACTGATTTTATAAAGAGTAAAGCTACTGTTGGTAAAATCACTGGCGCATTGAATGGAGCACCAAACGCTCTAGTTTACAATCAATTTGTTTAAGTAAATGTATTAAAAAAGGAACATTTATATTCACAAATAAAAATTTTTTCAACCAAAGTTCCTTCATGTTTACTTTTTTTTTTAATTAAAAATGAATCTTTATTGTCTTGATTGTTGAATAGGATCCAATTTGTATCTTTGAATATTTTTTAGTTATATGAAATAAGGGGGGGGGGGAATTGTACTTCGATAATTGTGGTTATTGATAGAAATTTCACCAGTGTTGTAAAATAAAAAATTGATTTTTTTTTCGAAAAGTTGAAATATACACGTGCTATTAATGAAATCGCAATTAAAAGTGTTTCAAAAAGATACAGTTGATTGGATGTTAAAAAAGGAGTTAAGTGATGGTGGTGGTTTATTATTAAACGAGGCGGGTACGGGTAAGACGATTTGTTGTTTAAATGTGATAATGAATGATAAGAAAAGGACATTGGTATTATGTCCTGCGGGTTTAATTTCAAACTGGTTGAATGAAATTAAAAAGCATACAGAATTATCAGATGATAATATTTTGGTGTATTCTGGTAAAAATAGGAAGCGATTGTTGAGTGGTGATTATGTTATTTGTTTGTCGAGTTATTCTATTATAACTCGTGAATATAACGATGACAAGTTTGAAGAGGGTTCTATATTTGGTTGGAAATATGATAGGGTGATATTGGATGAGGCTCATTATATTAGGAATTATAATAGGAAGATATTTAAGTCGGTGATGAAATTGGATGCTGATTTAAAATGGGTTGTGACGGCAACGCCTTTATTTAATGATGTGAATGATATATATGCGTATTTTTGTTTTTTGGGTGTAGCTGGTGTTGAATCTAGGAAAGATTGGAAGATGCTTTTATCTTCTGGTGTGATAAACAAGTATAAAGATTTGAATGATATGATAAAGTTGAATTCTCTTAGGATGAAGAAATCGGTAGTGTTATCTGAGGAATTGTGTAAAAAGAAGATAATAGAAGTGGATGTGGAGTTGGAAGATTTTGAAAAGGGATTTTATGATAGTTTATGGGATTATTCGATGACTCGTATGAGTGTATTATCAAAGAGATTAAAAAATTTAGTTGGTTTATCAGATGTAAATTCTCGTATGATGAGGAGGTTGTTGTCGAATAATATTTTGGTGTATATATTAAGATTAAAACAGTGTTGTAACAATCCTTGGTTGGTTATTTCAAAAATGAAGCGTATATCTTGTGCAAAGTCTTTATCGAGAGCAACTGAAATGTTAAAATTTTACAATTCTTCCTTGAATATGGAAGAGGAATGTCATGTGTGTTATGATAGTATTGCTAATGGTATTGCGTCACCTTGTGGTCATAAATGTTGTATGGATTGTTGGGGAAAAATAATGAAGTATGATATTATGAAATGTCCTAAATGTAGGAGTGACATAGATAGTGTTGAAAGAGTGGAATTAGTGAATATTAATAATAAGGAAGATTTGAGTATATTAGAGTGTGAATTGAAGATGTCATCAAAGATAAAGAAATTGATAGAGATAATTGAGGAAAAAAGGTCTTTATCAGAAAAAATAGTGATTGTGAGTCAATGGGTTAAGATGTTGGATATAATACAAGGGAAGGTATCAGAAAAATATCCTGATATTAAGACAGTGTCATTACGTGGAGATATATCTTTAAAAGAGAGGGAGAGATCAATAAGAATTTTTCAGGATGAAAAAGATGTTGAAATATGTTATGTGTCGTTAATGTCAAGTGCAGAGGGTATTAATTTAACATCAGCGAATAATTTAATATTATTAGATATGTGGTGGAATGATAGTAAGATGTTACAGGTGAGCGATAGAGTGCATAGGATAGGTCAAAAGAGAGAGGTGAATATATATAGGATGAAAGTTGGGGGTGAAAATTCTATTGAGGAAAGGGTTAATAGATTAATAATGAAAAAGGAAAAATTAAAGAATTTAATATTAAAAAATTGGGAAATTGAAGATATTGATAATTATGATGATGATTGGATAAAAACACCAATAAAATTAATTGGGTGAATGAAATATTCATTAATCGCGTTATATATAAAAATAAAAAATGTATATGTATTATAAGAAATGTTATTAAATAGTAAGAGATTGTTAATGTTTTTGAGTTTTTGTATGATGAATGTGAGTGCAGTAAATATAGGTGATGATAATTTGCCTCATAAAACTTGTGATAATAAGGTGGATGATAATGTATCTACAACTTGTGTGGAATATAATACAAAAACATTACAAAACAGTTATCCAACTGCTGTAAATAGTCCTAATAAAAATAGTGATATAAAAAATAGTATTAATAAGTTGGGGGGTTTATCTTTAATTGGATATTTATTATTTTAATTATAAAATTATAATTGTATAAATATATAACTTTATATTAACTTTATATTAACTTTATATTAACTTTATATTAACTTTATATTAACTTTATATTAACTTTATATTAACTTTATATTAACTT